CCTTCATACTGCCACTGGTCTGCCAGCCTTCATGCAGACACTCAGTTTTTACACAGCCTGTCTTAAAATCATAAATGCGGTCCGCATTTCTTCTGGTATCATTGTTAATACCAATGCAATAGCAAAGTGCCTTGTGGTACACATCCTGATACCTTACCTCTTTTAATTTCTCGTAGTAGAATTTCTCATGTGCATCGCTGATAAAAATAATGTTCTCTGCACCTAACGCTGTACTGTTCATGTTTTGAACCTCCTTCTTTGAAAATAAAAAGGACTTTACTAATTGTTTTTCACAACTAATAAAGTCCTAAGTTTCATATTCATTTCTAAATTCGTGCTAGGGATTTCTTACTAATTTTCTGTTCTTAGTAAATTCTTAGTAAATTGCTCCCTCAGAGTCCAAAACATACTATAAATTCAAGGTTTTCAGCGTTTTCGGAAAATACTGCCGTGGCAGATGAAAAGGATTTTTATCATATATCTAAAACCTCTCTAAATGCTTGATTTTACTGTATTTTCGGCACTTACAACAATTCTGCAATATCTCTATGATAGTGTTTTTGTTCACATTTTTAGCATATTTGGGAATAACTTTGCATAACTTTTCCTTCATTTGGGCTAAATACTGGGCTATTTTCAAATCTTTTAGCCCACGACCTTTTTCATCTCTTCTAAGGCATCTTCAAACTGTAAATGGGTATATGTATTAAGGGTAACTCCTATATCTGAATGTCCCATAATATATTGTAATGTCTTTGGGTTCATTCCAGACTTTGCCATATTAGAGCAGAAGGTGTGTCTGCAAACATGAGGTGTAATACAAGGCATTTGTACTTTGTAAATACTGTTATACTTCTCACGGATATGTTGAAAATACTTTTCCCAATGTAAAGCAACCATAGGCATATCATTCTTGTCTAAGAATAAAAAGCCGCTATAACCATCTATCATAGGCTCAATCTTTGGATGCTTTCTATTCTGAATAACCCTACGAAAGCAATCTGCAACATCTTCTTTCATAGGAACATATCTCTCACCTTTTTCAGTCTTAGGTGTTAATATCTCATATTCCATGTTGCGTGTTCGTTGTAATTGATGGTCAATCTTGATTCTCTGCTTGTCAAATTCAATATCATTTACTGTCAATCCGACAAATTCAGAGACACGCAATCCAGTATTGAATAAGATGTAAATTCCATCATAGTATTTACAGAAATGTTTATCCTCTTTAATAAACCTCAAAAATTCTCTCTGCTGTTTTCTTGTGATAGCTTCTCTCGTCACACTATCATTCACAACTACTGTTGCAAGCTGGAACTCAAACGGATTCTTTCTTATCAAATCATCATCAACTGCCATTTGAAAAGCTGGTCTTACAACACCTCTGATAGAATGAATACTGCTATATCCTCTGCCATCATCCTGTAATTTTATCAACCATGCTTTGGCATCTGACAATTTAATTGTATCAATTCGTTTTGCTCCAAATTCTTCTTTCTTAATCACATTGATAACAAAGTTATAATTCGCCTGAGTGTTATGTTTTACGCCTCGTTTTTGACTAATATATCTCTGTACCAGTTCTAATACCGTCATATCTCCACCATTAGTAGAAACTGCATCACATAATGCTTTCTCAATAACCTTCTCTTTTTCTCTAAGAGAAATATCTTTTCGTTTCCCCTTTGGATATGGATCAGATTCAGTCAATCTCCAACTATATACCGACTTCCTCTTTCCAAACGAATCATTATATTTATAACGGTATCTTCCATCTTTATCCTGGCTCTCCCCAGTCGCTAACTTACGACCTTTGTTGTCTCTTCTAATTTCTGACAATCCGTATCTCTCCTTTCATACAGAAGAGCCTCGGTATGATACTTTTTAATATACCATAACCAAGGCTCAAAATCTATTAAAAACCTATATAATCAGCACTAAATGGCTGTCAATTTCTCATCTATAAACTTTTCAAATAACTGTCGTTTTATACGTGGTCTTGTACCATTCCACAAAATAAAGTTGTCGTTTTCGTGTTCATCAACAATCTTTCTAATCTTCTTATCACTAAATCCAAAATATTCTGCTGCTTCTTGAACAGACAATGTATATTTCTTCCAAATCGGTATTATACAACTTGTTCTTTCTTCTTGCTCTGTCATTTCTATAATAATCACGCTCCCAAATTTTTTTGTAAATATAAAAATGCATTGCAGAGAATGCACCCATTTTAATGTTCATCTTTATAAGAGTTGAAATCATTGTAATCCCTGCCACTCCGTATCAAATATTATTTATTCTCTAAACAATTGCCGATTGTATAAAAAATACCACAAACAAATGCCAATTCTAAACACTTAGTTTTTTCTTTCTCAAATTTAACAACATTATTCTAATCTCCTATGACTTTACTTTTGTCTATCTTTCTTCATCCCCTCATTCAATTCCAAATATTCAGCCCTCAACTTTTTAAGCTGCTTAATTAATTCCATATATTCATTTCTATAGCTTTCAGCTAATGCGATTTTATTTTCGACATCAGCCGGATTAAGCTTTTCAATCTGTTCTCGCAAACATTTATTTTCATCTTTTAATTTTTCAATAAGTTTTCCCTGCGTATGTATCTTTTTGTCTTTACTGCTAAAATAAACATTCATCTCAATCGTTCACCTCATCTCTAATTTTTTGCATAAAAATAACACCTATAAATGACCGTAGCCAAATATAGGTGTTAATCCATAATCAGTTTTTATTTGTTTTCGAACTTATTTTCCAAAATGCACTGACCGCCTGCAAATTTAACTTCATCCCAACCATTATCTTTTGATTGAGAAGTTATCCATTCCTGAACCTTTGGTGTTACTTTTTGCATTTCCTCATCGTCATGATCCTGGTTATAAAGTCCAAGAACCTTTTTAGTATCCATTATTATACATGGATCATTTTTCGACCTGTCATCTGGGTCTGGTAATACATACTTTGCCATTTTCATTGTTGTCTCCTTTCCGAAATTTCGATATTAAATCGTATTTCCATTATATACCAATAAACGACACAATACAACACAGAATATACATTTGAAAATTATAGTATATTCTTTTATATAATGGATGAAGATAGTGAATCCCCACCCATTATTACACTACCTATACAACTTAGCCTTACCAATTCCTTTACCAAGTTGTCTGGCTGATACAGCTTCAGCAACACAAGTAGTAGTCTTTCCGTTCTTACAAATTTCCTCACGTATTTGTCTACCCAATGTTTCAGCATTATTGGCTTCTTTAATAATAATATCACCAACTTCAACGATTGTATTTGTAGACATATTAGGTCTTTGAAGATTTGGAAGTGATATTTCATTGAATTTAATAGGACTTGTCTGTGCCATTTCCCACAAATTCTTAGCCATTTCTGACGTAAATACCATATCTCCCTGTCCGACCTGACGTAAGATACCATTTGATTTGTCAAAGTGCAACTCCGCACCTTCCTCACCGAGAAGTGCTAACTGGTCATAAGGCATATGCTTAGAACCAACAGCAAATCCGTTGATGCCCATGTCTTTAAGGGCTTTATACAAGTTACCTGAAGATTTACCATCGTCAGATTTAACACCTAATATCTTAGCAAGTTCTTTGAGTTGCTTATCATCTAAAACTCTTTGTCCATAAGCATCGTAGAGTTTCTTATTAACATCATTCAGTTTGCTACGAGATTCCTCTGTAACATCTAAATTCTTGCTTAGATACTCCATAGCTTTGAATTTTTTCTTTAGCTCATTAGTCTCTTGATTCAGAACACCATACTTAGCTTTACTGTCAGAATACTGTTTTTTGGCAAGTTTAGTAACATCACTATCTTTACCAAAAAGTTTCTTTGCCGCCTCATATGTTATCCTTGACTTAGAAAGTTCGCTTGAAGCATTATCTTTCTCAGCCTTTTTAGCATTATACTGGTCTGACATATCTTTAACATCGTTATCAAGAGTATTTTTACCGTCTTTGATAGTCTTTTCTTTTACTGAATCAGCCGCAGTCTTAGTGTCTGTATCAGCAATCTTTTCAGTATATTCAAGCATCTTAGACATCCAGTTTTTGATATCCTTAATAGATTCCTTTGTAGAAACAGAAATATCTGAACCGTTAAGTGCTTCCCGAAGTTCACCAGACGGATTATAACTTATTCCCTCAAGGAAGCTCTTTATGTACTCATTAACATCCGAGTTATTTTTGATTTCCTCAATAAGTCCTTTAAATCCTTCATCAGAAGATAACCATTTGATAATATCTTGAATGGAATCAGACATATTATCTTCTAAGTCAGACAACATATCTTTAGTATCCGAGATATACTTATCATACTGTGTCTGCTGTAAATCTTTCTTAGCATCAGCTAAACTCTTGTTAAGCTTCTGAATGTTAGCCCTGTTTTCTTCAGTAGTAGCCACATTTTTATAGACAGATATTTGCTTTTCAAGATCTGAAATTTCTTTCACTTTATCAGCAACGTTAGTCTGGTAATCAAAGGCATCCTTCTCTGTATCTAACATGTCAGTAAACTTAGAGATTAAATCTTTAATCTTATTCAGTAATGCATCATATCCCTGAGAGTATAAGTCTATAATCGCATATTTATTATCCTGCATAGCAGAAGTAATATCCTCATAAGACTTTCTTACCTCGTCGAGACGTTCAATGGTATTCTTGTTATAAGGATCTTTCTCTAAATCTTTCTGAAGTTCTTTGATTTCTTTTTCATATTCAACAGCCTGTCTCTGTGCAATCAGATAGTTAGCCAGATTTAATGATGCTGAGGCACGTCCACGGTCAGTAAGACCACCAATATCATCATCTGATAAATCTTCACGACCAAGTTCCTTGATTGCAAAATCTATCTCTGATGTAAGATTGCTAAAACGTTCCTGTAGAAAATCATTATTATCCCACTTGAGCTGTCTTTGTGCATTCTCAAACTCAATAAGAGATTTTGTAGATTCATCTATTGCATTAGTAGTATCGTCTATCTTCTGAGTAGCTTCATACCATTCGTCAGAATATTTCTTGATACTGCCATTTCTGAGAGAATTAGCAAGAGAAGTAGTAAGCTTATCTCTTTCTTCCTTAAGAGACTTATTATTCTTGCTTTCCTCGGATATTAAACTGTCGTAGAATTTACTGCTTACGTTGTATCCTTTAGCAGTAATGATATCCATTCTGTTATTAAGCTGCTGTTGTCTCTGGGAATAAACACTTTGTTTGTTACTATAGTAGTTTTGTATATTCTCAAGCTTTTGATTGGCTTTTTCAGCTTTATCCTGTTTAGCCTGTTCTTTATACTTGTCATATACTTCCTTGCTTGTTTTTGTAGATTCCAAGAACTGGTTATATGTCTCACAATTAGCGTAGAGTGTTCTATCGCCAAGGGCAAATACCTTATCCATTAAAGAAACCGGTATCTTTTTACCACCTTTAACATAAGACTTAACCTTTGCAAGAATATTCTTGTTATCTTTTGTTGCTTTTGTTGATGAGATTCTTCGGCTATAAGATTTGAGATTTTTGGCATTTTCTTTGTAAGCACTAGCATATATTTGTTGTCTCTTATTTATATTCGCCATTTCTTTTATAATAAAACTGTTTTTATTATTATACCCAATAGCGTTGGAAGACTTCAAATCATATAACTCGTCTTTAGTGTCAAGCTTCTCAATCTTTTTATCTGCATTAGTTGATGCAAGATTAGCCATCTCCTGTGCAGTAGATACAATATCTGAACGCAATTTAATGATGTTTGAATCAAGTGTATTGATATATTCAAGCTGAGATAAATAATCCTCTCTGCTTATTTCACCATTCTTATATTGTTTCTCCAAACGTTTCAGTTTATATTGCTTTCTTTCTGCAACAGATACACCAAGTTCATTTTTCTTAGAACTTAAGACTTTCTTATAATCATCCTGTGTAAGAGTATAATTAGCATCAGACTTATAATCCACTTTAGTCTGTGCATTATTTGTTCCTGATTCCTTATAAGATAGGGTAGCAGCATAGTATGATTTGATATTGTCGTACTGAGCCTTTGTATTCTCCCTTACAGTCTTTGTATACTCTAATTGTGCTTTCTGTGCGTTATACAATGCATCTTTATTCTTACTAAGTGCAGTGTTATACTGTATAACTGCTCTGTAACCAACAGAGTTTACTTGCAATCCAGCGGTTGAAAGTTCCTCACCGAATTTCTTGCCACGATTAGCAGGGCTGTTTACAGCTATCTGGGCATTATTCCATGCAGTCTGTAAGTTGGAACTTGTTGACTTATAAGCTTTTGTATACGCATTTAACTGTTTCTTAGAATTAGCAGTCTGTTTGTTCAACAGTTTATTTAATACTTTGAAACTGTCTGATACATCATATCTGCCCGTTATAAGGTCAAGTTTCTTGCTTAGTTTATCTATAGCTTTTTCAGCCTTATCTATAGGAAGATTTGCCAACTGTTCTGCAAGGTCAGCATAAGAACTGGTCAGTTCAACAACACTTTCATTATTGCTTACAACCTTATCCTGATATGTATCCCAAGCATCTGTGCCATATAATACTGTCTGCTGTAATCTTGTAAGTTCATCAGTTTCATGCTGTGTCTGTTCGATTTGCTGTGCAGTCATGTTTAACTGATATTTAAGGTCACGAGATGAAGCAGAAGAACCCCATGATTCTTTAATGGACGCAAGTTTTTCACGTCTGCTTATGAGTTTTTCTGTCTTTTCGATTTCCTTATCATAATACTCAATTATCTTTTGAGCATAGTTATTTTCAGCAGTTAATCTCTTTTCCTCAAGATCGTCTATAGTGTCATAGCATGATTTTAACTTATCCCAATATGTCTGGTAATCAGAGATTTTCTCTTTAAGGTCATCATTATCCTGAATCTCATCTATGGAATATTCTCCATTCTGAATCTTTTGAACCCAATCTGATGAAAGACCTATTGAATTAAGTTTAGACTGATATGCTGAGATTGCAGTGTAATTTGCAGATATCTCTTCGCTAATTTGGTTAAGATATTCAGTAAACTTATCGTTGGTAGAAGAGATAGTAAACGTCTTTTCAAAAGCTTCACCAAGTTTTTCAGTGGCTTCAGCTAACTTTTTGAGTTTGACTTCTATCCAATCGTAAGCTTGTTTAGAATTAGATTTAGAGCTATTTTTATCTTTATCATCTTTATCGCCTGTATAATCTGCACCACCATCGCCATTTAAAATGCTAGAGCCGTTTATAATACCGTCAAATTTAGCATCTATACTGGCTTTAATCTCATCATAAGTCTGATTAGCGATTTCTTCAATTTGCTCAGCAGTGTACATTACTTGAACGCCACCAGCATTCATTCCATTTATCTGTTCCTGTGCTTTTATTAATGCTTCGGCACGACTATTTGTGATACCATATGATTTAGCAAGGTCAGATAACGACTTCAATTTATCATCAATTGAAATCTTTGTATTGTTGAATTTGATCTGTGCAATTTGCAAATCTAATACGGCATTTCTGCATATACCAGATGCTTCAGCTTCATCCAACAAACTAAGCTGATCTTTTGTAGTCATTTTCTCAAAATCAGCCAGAGTTGTATGAGTTTCCTCATCTAATAAATCTTTCAGATTATTATGTGCTTTTGCATATTCCTCTGCTGTATGAGTAGAAGAATGCATTCGTTTTGTTGAATTTTCAAGAGCATCATCATTAATCTTTTGATTTACTAATGCTTCAGCTATGTCATCTGAAATATTCTGTGCTTTTAATTTGGCTATATACTCAGCTTTGTTAGTCTCTATTAAACCTTTAAGAGCTTTTGTTTCATTAACATAGTTTACAGCTAGTTGTTTAGAGACAAGAGTACGTGCATTTGATATGCCCATATTTTCAAGCTGATTAATATAGAGTTCTTTGTTCTTTTCGTTTACATTATCTAAAGCATCCGTATATTCGAGATATTCTGATACAAGCTTATTAATCGCCTGCTTTTGTTCTTCAACAGTGTGTTTTCCGTCACCGACAATTCTTGAAAATTCTTCATAATAATCTAATTGTTTAAACTTATCATCAAGACCTTCAATTTTGTCTATATCCGCAAAACCTTTATCTTTGTCAGTTACCTGCTTGTATATTTCATTTATACCAGATAATCCGGTAGAAGTAGAATTGAGCTTTTTGGTAGCTGTGACCAATTTTTCAATCTGTCTTACAACTTCACCTGCTGACATACCGGTTTTATCTATAAGCTTTTTATAATCCTCTGTAGAAGATATGGTATCAGATGTCAATTCTCCTGATGCTGCAAGGTCTAAAAGTTTTTGTTTGGATTCATTAAATTCGGATGAATTGAAAATATCTAAGAATTTTTGAAGTGAATTTGATGGAGATGTGTTCTTACTTTCATTCCATTTTGCAATAGCTTCGTCTGCATCTGTTATTCCGTCAGTTAGTTTGTTATAATAATCAGCGAATTGTGGTACTGTAGAGAGGTAGCTGTTTATTGCATCCTCAATATCATCCTGTGAACCAATAAATTCCTTACTACTCTGTGCCGTCTTTATCAGATTATCTCTAAAAGCATTAAATTCTTCTTCACTATTTGGTAAATCATTTCCTTTTAATGCCATCAACATCTGCTGTTCTGCTATATTCTTGTTAAGATTTTCAATAGCATCATTATATGCATCAACATATTTTTCTAGTTCTTGTGAACGCCCATTAATTTGCGAAAATACAGGATTATTCTTCAGTTCTTCTTCTGTAAACTGGTTAGATTCTCTTAATTTCGACAGAGCATCCTGCAATTTTTGATAGGTTGCAAGAATTCCCTCTACTGTTGAATCATCACCACTTGTTACATCAACACTCCACCAATTATCTGATGAATCTTTGTTAATAAGTCCCACTTCTGCTAGCGTATTATACGCTTTAAGAGCATCATTACCCTTTGCAGATATAAGATTTCTATTGTTCAAACTATACCAATGTTCATAGTCTTTTCCAACATTCTTTAATTCATCTTCTGCTGCTTTTACACCAGCTAAAAGGTCGTTTTCTTTTTCTCCCAGTGTTTCAAGAGTTATATTTTTAACAGCTTCATCAAGTGAGCCATACTTAGAAATCAATGAATCAACGTTTTCGCCTTCTGCTCCAAGCTTCTTGATAAGTTCATCCTGTACTGTCATAAGTTCTTCTTTTGATGAAGAATCGGTTTTTACTGCTTCTGACAATGACAAATATTTTCCTGTCAATTCAGAAATCTCATTTGACAACGTACTTGCTGTATCTGCTGCGTCTTTTGCTTTCTGTCGAGATTCTTCTGCTTCTTGATTTTGTTTAGACATATAAGAGGTTAATGCACTAACTCCAAGGCTAAGTCCCATCAGTGCAATTCCTACTCGATTGTTAAGAAATACACTTTTTATAGTCGCACCAAGTCCAGTCATGGCTGCCTTGAGTGAAAATGTACTCGCTGTACTTGCTGTATTGGCTGCGGTCTGCTGATTGGTTGCTTGCGTTAGATTCATTTCAGCAAGTTTCTGTAATGCCATTTCCTTAGTCATGCCTTGCATCTGTAAGATTCTTATACGATCAGCTTGAGTAAGTGTGTTTGTGGCTAATACATTTCTTAGCTGTTCTGTAGTCAGTGAACTTGTAACCTGTGCAATACTCTTTAATGACTGAAATTTAGCAGCTAAGTTACCATTAGGAACTTTACTTGCCATCTGTAAAGCTTTTCCGTATTGTTCTACTTGCTTTGTAGCTGTAATAAGTGCCATTGTACCTGTTGTAAGGAATTTTCCAATTCCAAGTGCAATTACGCCTTTCAGTGTACCTTCTACAATTCCCCAGTTATTAGCGAACTCTAAAACTGCTGAACCTAAATTAGCAAGATCACGTACTGTATTACCATTGATAATACTTTGATATGTCTCTGTAAGTGTGTTAGAAAACCTCTGACACGCTGCATCCGCACTGGTCATCCAAGTTTGATATTCTTCTGTAGCACTTCCTGCACTATTGATTGCATCTTCATAAGCTGATGCACTTTCTTTCATTCCAGATAAGATAGCGGCACCTGCTGCACTTCTCGATTTACCGAACATAGTCTCAAGAACATTTGCACGTGAGGTATCATCCAACTTATCCATAACCTGTGAAATCTCGTATAACTGGTCATAATATGATTTGAAAGTATGTTCATCTTCCATAATATCAACACCTGTTAATGCCATGAGTTTTTCACGTAAGTTACTTGTGGCTGTTGCTAAATCGTCAACTTCTTCGCCCATTTCCTGCAATTCTTCAATAGCATCTGTATCACCAGATGAAGCTCGCATTCTTAATGAACCGATCTTTGCTGTGTTACCAAGATATGACGGATCATTATAGTATTTGTTAGCTGTCGCAAACATTGTAGCAGCCTGTTCAATACTCATATGTGCTTCTGTCAATGTACCAGCACTTAATCTGATACTTTCAGCTAATCCATCTGCATCAATACTGTACTTGTTTGACATATTATTGATGAGGTCTGTGTAGGCTTCAAGTTTCTTGTCCATCTGGTCGTCAGTATATCCACCAATTTCATCAAATGAAGCAATGGAAGTCTTAATTGAGCCAATTGCCGTATCAATGTCTACATCTCCAACATTTGCTAAAATGTTAGCCCACTTAGCCCCAAGTTCTGCATCGTCTAAATCCCAACCAAGTTTTTTGAACTCTGTTACAGCATCAATCAATGAACCAACTTTTACATTAAGTTCTTGAGCTTTGCTAAGAGATTTATCGAAATACTTGTATAATGCGTCTCTGTCGGCAATCTCATCTGTTACCTTCTGAAGATTTACAAGACTATCATCTAATGTCTTTGCTTCTGTAGCTGCATTTCTGATCTGGTTAGTAAGTGCATAAATCATACTTGCACCACTAAAAAAACTTGAATATCTTTTGATTGATTCCTTGAATTTACTTACCCAAGTCATACCTGCATTATTCGTTGCTACAAGCTCCGTCTTAAATGCTGATAATTCCCGTCTAAGAGTTTTTAATTCACCTGTACTTTTTGCTACATTAGCAGAATTAAGCAACTGTTCATATTTAGCAGTCATTTCTCTGTCATTGAAGAGTTTGTTGTTATTCCTACCAAGTATCTTAATTTGGTTCACCAACTGCTGCTTGCTTGTGTCAAAACTCAAATGAACCTTATTACTGTTGGCAATCTTCTGCGCTTGTTGTGTTGCTCGCTGTACCGATGTAACAACACCTTTTTGATTAACTTTTCCTTTTAAATTTATCGTTCCATTTATTGATGCTAAATCTCGTTTAATCTGTGTCCTTGTTTTAGCCTTATCAAGTGTACCAGTCAATGGAATTTTAATATTTTCTCCTATTTCTTTAGCATCTTTACTAATTTGTGACTTACTTTTAGATTTGTGTAATTTTGCCACAAGATTAATTAAAAAATTATTCTCCATTGATTCTCCTTATTTTATTTTTCTTTATTTAGTTGTTTTAGGATTTTTGTGGCAAATGTGCCATAGATATAAAATAGAATTATGAATTTGTCAGATAATTTTCCAGCTTTGAGAATAGTGCTGGATAAAGATTGATTTTTCCTGTTTTGAATTTTGATAGAATACTCGAATCAATTTTGACTATTTTTGAAATGTATGTCTGCTTCTCTCGTTCTAGTCTCTCTTTATAAAGACTTCTTAATTCTTCCTGTGTCACTCATATTCCTCCCTTCTTTAATACGTCTAATTTTTTTGGCAAAAAAATATGAGCCAGTGCAAACCAATCACACTGGCAATCTTTGATATTCGTGCAGTTAAGAGGACAGACCAAAATTTGAAATAATCCGCCCTAGCTTGCAAGTTGTTTTGAATATATCAACGAATGTTATCATCTGAAAAGACTACTAGACCTACGCTTCTTTCATCTCTCCATAGGCAAATATTAGAATTGTACATATTTACTATATTTTGCTTGTATCAGCGTTATCTTTTTTGTTGAAACATTCCAAAAATGTATTCTTATCTTTCTCATATAGAGTTACAAGTAATATATTGCGGATATCCTCATTTCCACTTTCAAAAGCATATTTCACAGCTCTTTTCATTGTATCCTTTTTAATCGTAAGATTCCTAAGTTTTCGCTGGCAAGCATCAAATTCATTTTTCCTACTATCATAAAAGTCTTCTGCATCATCATCAAGTGCATTAATATTATCGTTATACTCTTTTACAATCCCTTTGATTTTATTTAATTGAGAACGGTTTGTTTTCTTGTGATCTCCACTACAATTCAAAAATACAGAATTATTTTTAATTGTTTTTGTATTCAATTCCTTATGCTGTCTTAGATCAATAACCCCGGTCTCGATTAATCCATACATAATATCCATAGGACAATTAAATTTAGCAATTTCCTCTTTTTTTATAACCTTCTTTTTTCCTTTCTTTTTCCGATTCTTATATTTTTGAATTTCGGCATAAAACACAGGATATTTAGGATGTATATTCATGCATGATTTTCTTATTATTTTTGAAATTTCAATTTGTGGTTTTGCATCAAAAGTCCTTTTTGCAGAATCGATTGCTATCTGCGCTAATACCGAACATATAACAAATATATCTTCCAACTCTTCATCAGAACATCCTCCATCAAACCAATAGCTCAACGCTAATTGCGCTATATTACTAGAAGTTCCAATGTCTTGTTGACTACTAGAAATAGCCGAATCCATCTCTGCATAAGAATCCATATTATTTATATATCCCTTTGTTTTTGGTGGAATAGCATTTTTAATGGTCGGGAAATCAACATATGCTTTTTTTGCCAATTCCACAATATCTGCTTGATTTGTAGCATAAATGGTATCAGAATCCAAATCCTGTGAATTAAGTCGTTCTTGTACATCTGTACCAATACCATTAATCACAATCACATTCTTGCCTAATTTCGGAAAATATTTTCTAAGTAATTCCGGATATATATTTTTTAGACAGATAATATTATTAGGCGAATTATGTGGCGAACGGAATCCTGCAATCTCTTCTCCTTCAGCAAATCTTTCTGTATAGCATTGAATCACATCAGGCTCTACCCTAAAACATCCCTCATTCAAAAATTCTTCTCTTTCTAATCCTATGACCTTCTCAAGCAATGCAATCACATTTCCACAAATAGTAAGATTATCTCCCTCCTGTAATAACTTTCCCTGCTGCAATCTATTTCTCTTAAAGTCGCTTATTTTATCAGCACGCAAATCCTTGAACCAATCCCAATACTTCACATCGCTATTTTGTTGATACAAAGAAATAATTACATTATTGATACTATAACTTGCCGATCCAGTCACCCTCAAGTATTCTAAATATGCCTCGTCATCTAATTTCAATCTATTACAATAATCAATACTATTTTGAACTACTTTTTGTAAAACATTTTTATCTGTAGTAAGCAATGTATTATTAATCTGAAAGGACGATCTTTGCCAATTTCCATACTTGCTACTATGTGCTGACTTTACGATTTCAAATATTTCTCCATCCTGTTTCATAATCTTATCGTAGTAATTGAATGCATTTTGTAATGTTCCATCCTCGCTCATAAGATCTGTGAATTTCATCCATTTTAGTGAATTGTCTGTTACAATTACCTTTATGTCTGAAATTTTTATCCTACGACCAATCATATCAACAGCATAAGCAGTATCATAATCATCCTTATACTTATCTTTAAAATACTGTTGGATATTTCCTCTGAACAGACACGACTTAAAGAAATGACTTCGGCAGTAAATAAATCCTTCCATATCTTCTGGAAATAATTCCTCTGAACAAATTCCCATACCATCCCATAGTGTATTAGTAATCTTTGTATTCTGTTGATTTCTTTTTACATAACATGATCCGTTATATTCTACAACATGTGAATTTTTATAGCACGATACTTCCTCATCCTTTACTATAAAAATATTTTCTAATGGAATATGAATATATGCCGATGCCGTTGCAGTAATTAATGGAGAATATGCTGATAACTCAACAATTTTTGCATTTTGATCTTCTGGCATTTTGTCCCACAATTCCATAGTAAGATATTTAATCATTTTCAAGTGTATTTCTTTCCGACAAAATACACAATGTCCTTCCTTTGCTTTCCCCGTACTACGGTATAGCATCTTATATGTAATAGAATTTCGCTTACCTACAATTTCATTTCCTTCTTTGTCATATTGCCTCCAATTAATTGTAACTCCATCATTATAGTAAATTTTACGCAATTCATTAGCAGAAATACCTTCTTTTATGTTATCCGGATCAGAATCATCTGTATCCACACCATAATCAAATTTAATCATTACAAAATCCTTACTATTATCTCTCTTGGTCACAGTGATATATTTCCGAGCAAATCGTGCAAATATACTATCACTTATGACTGCATTTCCACACTTTAATCTCTCGTCAATATAAATTCTTTCACCATTTTTTTGCTTGTAAATGAATTTATGATTATTATTATCCCTATATACACTTGCTGCTTGAATACTCTTAATATTAATCGTTGCTGATCCAATATCTTTATTCATTTCTTCTATTGATCTTATCATTCATTATCCTCCAATCGTGTTTACTATATTTAATATTCTCCGTTTGATTTCCAATTTTTTGTTAAAAAAATACCAACCATCGCAATTGACGGTTGGTATATACCTTTATCCTATATATTTTTTTAATTCGCTTACTTTTCTCTCAAACAATTCATTTGTAATATCTACAATATTTTCATACTGACTCTTATCGTATTTAACCCCTTGCAAAAAGAAACCTTTTTTAATTTTCTCTTTTTGTTCCAATAAATACTTGTAGCAATTCTCCAAATATTTTTTACTCATATCATCAAACGAAAGAATATTTCCCTCTGAATTAATCCATTCATTCTCATGAGCTGCCAAAAATGGATAACTCGTTTCCTTAAGTAACTCTCTTACATCAAACTCATCCATTGTAAAACTCCTTTTTCTTTTAATATACCATACCAACCTCCAATATGCAATTTTCAATGTACATTCCAATATGCAAAGAAATTGTAGTCTCATTAGAATTTTTATACTATATATATAGTTTATTTATCTTGTATCATGCTATATATTGCGTTTTGCATTCTTAAATTCATCAAAATCTACAATATCTGCCATTCCACCATTATTTATCAGCTTAATTTTGAATTCTTTCAGGCATCCAATATCAAATATCTCCTTATCTTTGATACTGGCAGCAGAGATAGTTGTCTCTACTGCCCTGATAGTCATATCTGCCAATGATATATCTGTGACCTGATATAGCTTGTCTGTAATCTTAATGTATTTGATCTGCATTATATTATCTGTTATTATAATCACCTCTTTTCCTACAGTGTCCCCAAATTTGGTGTCGCTTTATGGCTTTGGGACAAATCTGTCCATACATGTTCCCCACGGAGAATCGGCTTGATTCGTCCAGTTGGAAGCCCCATTCGTTTTAAAGCGAACGTACGAACGTCTGGTTCAAACCAACCGTCCGATATGGCTAATCGTGTGTTTCCAGACTTGGAAACGTCAATCTTTTTTATCTGTGCATCACCTGACACCGCATATCACCGACTTAGGGGCATGCCGAAAAATTCGGCATCCACAAATATAGGGTAAAGTCTATTTGAACCTCACCTATGCTTGAACCGAATCCTTCGGCTGAAGCTTCCAATTTATTAGTAACCGCCATTCGTCCACGATGGACTAATCATGTTGTCACATCAGGAGAGTTTTTACTCTCGTTTTATTTTCGCCAACAAGTGTGCGAAAGATAGATATGTTTCATTACACACCTACATTCTATCGGACAGAAAAATCTTGTAAAAATAACATTCCCATTTCTGGTCACGCTACATCATAAATCTTGTACTTTCCACAGTTTTAAAATATTCATCAGGATTTTCACCAACGGCAGCCAATTCTTCTCTTGCTTCCTCTATAAGCCTATTTATTTCATTCTCTGATACATTAAGTGCTTTCGCCATATCAGAGCTTGTACAATAAAATTCCTCACCTGCTAACTCTGATAATTGAGCCTTTAACGTCAGATAAATCAAATCATATGTAAGACCTTGCTCTTTTCCGCTATCTACCATTGACTCAACATCTTCTTTTGAGATGTACTGTCCATAGTTAGTTAAAATGTTCTGAATAACTGTTTCTCTGTTCATGTTAAAAATCTCCTCCATTAATTCTTAAATTTATAGACTGCAACATCTTGTTCAATAAATTTCTTTTAAATTTATCATCCAATTCTGCCTTATCAACTCTGCTCATAAAAGCATCAAATGCCTTACACAATTTGTCATAGTCAATTGTAGGCTTATTGCTCTTAATATTTAGTTCTCTTCTGACACGTTCCTGCGCTTTCCTACCCCTTACAGCTTTATCAGCACGAGTATGTAATTTGTTTGGTGATACAGTTAATTGTTCACCTTTTTTATTTACCAGTACAGCTTTCTTATCTGCTGTAATCGCAATAAGTTCACCATATGTATAACTTGTTGGATTGTATTTTGCTGGCATATAGTATATTCTTCCTATTTTTAAATTTTCTACTTTCATCTTAAATATTCTCCTTTATCAATATTCATGCATATCTGCATACGCTTGTTGCCTTTTCTGTCCAATTTCAGATTCCATATCTTGATACAGTTCATACTGCTCACTTGATGGAATATCTGAATTGTCAATCTGTTCCAATAATTTATAAAATTTTTCATATGCTTTTTCTATTGTTATCATAATATCTATTCTCCATCTATAAGTGAAAAATTGTAAACTTATTATTCCGATAAATAGTGAGTGCTTATTTCGGATGCCGCTAGGCAGCCGACATACCCTCTCTTTATCGAAAAGAATAATCAGTTTAATTCATATTTTGAACCATTTAAGGTACGCTCAAATTAAGTATCTATTAGATATATTCACTAATTCGTGCGCTTTCTTTGCTATCTTTCTTTGGCGCAGGCTTTTCACTTAGCGGAACAGCAATCTTTGATTGCGTTGTGTAGCTTAGTAGAAAAGGTTGGTTTCAAAGAAAGTAGGACACTATTTTATCTTTGGGGTCAGATTCACAAAAATGACATTATATACATAAATGTGGATTTGCCCCCAAAGTTTTCCTCTTGGTCTTGTCAGCTCGAATCTCCAATAGCAGACCTATCCTCTAAAATCCAATATCTTTTATCTCTGTTTGGATTAGGTAAACCATTATCAAGGACTCTTCTCTTGTCAACATAGGATTTATCATTTATGTCTGCACTATAGAATCTGCTTTTATACAAATTTTTGTAGTTATCTTCCAACGCACCATTAAATGTATTGATTCCCTTATATCTCAACTTTAATCCGATTGTTTCAAATTCTTCTTTGATATACTGCTGATCTTCCACATATAATCGTTTTCCTTCTATGGATTTTAGAAACAGTATAAATTTATCCATTTCCTCAACATTACATACCATTTCTTCTGCATTACTGGTCAGAGATTCTTCCAGAATATCTTCTAAATACCCTTTGTGTCCTAACTCTTTCATACTGGTAAACATATCGTAGTCTTGGCTGTATTTTCTGAATTTACATTCATTGACTTTAATCTGACCATATATATTTTTCTTCTTGAACAGATTATAGAATATCTTGTTTTTATTCAGTTTTTCTCTCTGCTTACCATCACCGTATTTCTTGTAAAAATCCTCATAATCGGATTTATACAGTTTAACCGGTTCTAAGTGATAGTTGATCCTGTTAATGAATCCTTGTAATCCTTTTTTCTGATACAATCTAATATAGAAGTAACAAGTATCATCTTTTGCAAGACTTCTTTTTCTTCCTAATGACTGTATCATTGTGTCCACATCTACAATCTCCGTGAATATATGCTTGATTTTCCTATCCTTCAGATCAACACCGTTATCCAATACAGAAGTTGTGAACAAAATCCTCTTATCAAAAGTTATACGATCTTCCGCATAGTTTTTTATGCAAGCCGGTTCCTCAATAATCTTTCCGTTTGAATCTTCTTTCCAACCGCACAAATCTCTTAATCGTTTTTTCTTTGTATTTCTGGAACAATAGTAATCAGCTTTATCTCCGTAGATTTTGCTCATTTCAAGTATTCTGTCACCAGAATTACAAAATACAATTATTTTACTGTCAGCTTCATTATTCAAAATATCATCTATAATTCCCGGAAGTTCTTCACTCTGATAGTAAAACAACTTCGACACATAGGAATAATCCTTGTCCAATCTATAACTGTTCTTCTTTTTTACTTTGCTTGTATCTCTCAGATACTTAAAAAATGATTTTGCCGTTGCACTAACAAATACTACAACCGCTTCTTTCTGCTTCATTACATAGTTATAGGCAACATCCGTATAATCATTAAATCCTGCATCTGTTGTAAAATAGTGGCATTCATCAGCAATAATATAGTCATAGTATGGTATTTTATCTCCTTGCTGTATTTTCTTCTGAAAAGCCTGGTATGTAGTCACATATATTGTTGCTTGTAACTTTTCACCCTTTACTTGTCTATATGTCTGATTTCTCAACTTGCTTCTATTACAGAGGTATAAAATTTTTCTCTTCTTTGTAGCTGCATATTTTCCCAATTTTCTAATACAAAAATATGTTTTTCCACAAGCTGTACCACAATCCAAAATCACAAATTCATTGTGCCATCTTTTATAATCTTCCCCTATAAGGTCAGACACCCATATTTTTTGCTTGCCATTTGCCATACACTTCACACTCGCTTTCGATATTTCATCATAGTGCTATGAAGTTCTGGCGAATCTTCAAATAGGAAAACCTTTAACTTATCATCCTTTTCCGAATCCTCAACTTTTAAAATCTTAAATCCGTTGTTGCATAACCAGTTTGTCATTGCTAATGATCTGACTATGTACACATTCATCTTATTAGTTTCTTTGCAAATAGTTTATCCCTCCGATCTTTAATACCATATCCTTCTTCGTTCCATCTGTCACACTGCTGCTGTGCCGATTCATAATCTACAAATATCCGATTTTCCTTTATCTTTCCATGATTTTCGATGTTATAGCATAGTTCATCTTCGCCATACAATTTGTGCATATAAAAAATGCACAATACTTTCAATGGCTTGTCTTTCTTTGATTTCACAACCCATTTGAATCTTTTCTTCTTGCCGTTTATATAACATTTACGACCTACCAAATGTACTTCCTCTCCTACATCAAATTTATTGTCAATCTGAATCATTTTTTGCACCTCTCTTTCAATTTAATGTAGGCACACCACCATAAAGGTAATGTGCCTGTGATTCCGTCAAATATGTAATCAGTATCTTCACTGATAATTGTTTTAATAAATGGGGAATTATGTGCATCTACATTAGATGACATTGTAACCAATCTCATTCATTGGTAGACTTGCTACTCTCACCGCAAATATGTCTCTGTTACTTATTTATTCTCCACTCGGAGAATGATTTTTACTGATTTGATTATTGAGTCATACCTTTACAATATTCTTTAAAATTTGGCATTCTCTTTAAATTACGCACAAGGCTAATTGCATCATCAATTTTAATAATATCTTTCTCTAAGATTTGATCAAATTGTATCAGTTCATAATTAGAATCTAATAAACATATTCCATTCTCATAATTCTGTTTTATAATATTGACAAATTCTTCTGTTAATTCAGCTTGTGTCATGTCATCGTATTTCTTATTATTAGAAATTCTCTTGACATTTACCGCCTGTGTCCTGCCGGTTGTGCCTTCTCCAATTTCAAATTCCACAATGTCATTCTGATTTAAAGACTTCCGACCTTCCATCTGAATACTCGAATAATACACAAATACATCACTTCCTACTTCATCTGTGATAAATCCATAACCTTTTACATCGTTGAACCACTTAACTTTTCCTGTTTTCATTTCTTAAATTCCTCGCTTTTTGTTATTTTTCTTCTATGATATAAGGCAGTAATGAGAAAATATCTCGTAATTTCCTTTATCATTCAAACTGAATGACCTCTGTTATATTGTTCTCTCTTTATGCCGATAATCTTTCATTGAGATCTTCATACAACAGTTTTGTGGCAGTTTCCATATCCACACCATCACTAAGCTGCAAAGTCACATCTATATCGTCAAAGCAGTAACAACTTGCTTTCCCGATGGAAATGAGCAACTTATCTTCTGCAATTTTTTCATAAGCAAAATCAATGGTATCTGCAAATATGCCCGAATTAGTGTAGAACTCTAAATCTTCCTTGAATTTTTCATCAGATATTTGTTCTTTTATACCTTCATCATGATTCACTACTGCACTTGTAACTGATACCAGATTGTCTGTGATAGCTTTTAATAATCTGTTTGCCGTTGTTCTTCTTCTACTTCTCATATATAGTATTCTCCCTTCTATTTTACATCCCAATAGATATTGCACTGACTATCAAGAATATCTTCTCCGTGCGATCCGTCTTTGTCTGGAATGATTTTGTACAGCGTGTACACCACTGTTTCCGAAAAAACATTCCCATTCTTGTCTTTATCTAACGGCTTATAACTCCATGTTCTAATGTCGTATTCCTTTCCATCAATCAAAAGGAAAATTCGTTTGCTTTCCTCAATATCAGTAATAAGAACTTCGGAGCAAACTATGTTCGCTTTATGAATAACACTTCTCACAAATCCTTCAATCCATTGGGTATATGCTTCATCCTTGACATTATTTGTTACTTTGTACTGTTTGTAGAATGAAAAAACCATATTTTCTTTCTTCCAATCAATAAAATCACACTTGATATGTTCATCATTTACTCTTACAACATCAATTCCCCACTGGAAAATATGAGTATTTTTATCTACAGCAGTAATCATTACACTGTCAAATTTCCCCTCTTCTGAAAAATAATCCTCTACCATAGGAACAATGCTCTGTGTAAATTCCTGTCTGTTTGGTGCTTTCATATATTCATCTAAATCGGTGATCTTGAAAATATTATCAAACAGAATCCTTCCATCATGATCGCCTATATAATACAGTTCATCACTTGTAATTGTTTCTTCTCCATACTTCGCTTCTGCAATAAAATAAATCTTTCCCATATAAAAATTCCTCCGTTTAATATCCTTCTTGAATTGGATTCACCATACATTTATTTGCTAACTTATCAATCAGACTATCAAAGCAACTACAACAAATGTCTAAATCAATGGTATCTCCATCGTGCCGACTTCCATAGCCAATCTTTGTATGAAGTCCAATATGTTCCTGTTCATCTAAATCTGTAAATGGTTGTCCACACACATTACAGATTGTTTTTCCTTTTGCCATCGGTAATGTTTCCTTTCTTTAGTGTAGATAGGCTGGATTTTCCAACCTACCTACTATATTGTTCTCTCTTTTTACTTGCTGTTTTCCTTTGATACAAGGATAGAAATTTCTAAGAATGGCTGACCGTAAGGACGAATCAGAATTGTATCTGTAACGCTACCTTCCTTGATGTAGATTTCATTGCAGCTATCATCCATAAGTGGAAATGTCATTGTGTCGATCTGCATTTCAAATGCTTCTTCTGTCTCTGTTAAAGTGCAATTTCTAACACTATTTATTTTAATCTCAAGACCAAACGAATCATGGATAATTGCCATCATCACTTTATGATCTTCCTCATTCAGATAGTCCATAAGTGAAAAGACATCGGATTCATAATAGCTTTCAGACACTTCCCTTTTCTCATTTGTATCTACATGATAGATAATGACCGCCAGCTTGCTACCATCTTTCAAATCTGCTTCGATCAAGAATGTGTCCTCATTGTCAAGCATTCTTCCTGTTATAGAAACAATGTTACTCTCTTCTACTGTAAATCTTGTAGAAGTGCATTTCTCTCTAAAATCAAATGTTTTATCTGCCCATGTGTTTACTTCATTGATGTCCATAGAAAGAATACTCTCTCCGTCTCTCTGTAATGTTACCTGTGAAAACTCATAGATGTTTACCAAATCAAAATAATCCTGTGCCTTTGCATCCTTGTTGTTTAATACAGCTTCAATTCTTGTTCTCATAAGTTTTTACCTTCCTTTTCTCAATATAGGTGAGTAGGATTTTGAACCTACCCACCATGATTTTTATGTTTACTTACTAATTCTCTTTGCTCTTAACTTCTCTAACGCTGTCAATCCCTTTGGCTTATTTGCTGTAGACACTGTCTGCTCTACTGTCGGTGTAGCGAAAATATCAATATTCTTTCCAGTTCTAACCTCTGTTGTAGCCTTTCGGGAATTTTTGATAATGTCCGCTTCTTTCTGGATGCTCTCTGTCATTGCCTCCACTCTACTATAAGGCATTATCAGACCACTAAGGATAATCACATTTTCCTCTGATTCTGACAGATAGCCGTGAAACTCGGTTGGTGCTGTTCCGATCTCTTTTCTAAGATCGGTCATATCAATTTTGCTTTCCTTTGCAGATACCGCTTCGGAGATACCCATTGTCGTAATGGTCTTATCTTCCCTCTTTGCAAAGATATTACTGTCACGGTTCAGTACATCAATAATATTCGCTGTCGTTCCGTTGTTCTTATTGGCTCTTGTGATAATGGAAAATGATGGAGTTAAAAGACACGCTTCGATCTCGGCTATATCCATATTCCCATCCTGTGACTTGTTATTGATGCAAAGAACGCTTGCAAATAATGAAGCAAATGTGCTGTTAATCTTCATCTTCTCGGTTGCGTTGTTGTCCAGAATGTAGATACTTCCCATTCGTGGCTTCAATTCCTCGATCTCATAAAATGTCTGTCTTGCATTGTCTCTAATTTTCAAGGATTCATTATCAGCCGGGAGTACCACGATCATTCCAACCTTATAACCTTCATCAAGAAGAATTTCTGCAAGCTGTGGTGCGATTGCTGAACCGGTGCCTCCTCCTAATGATGTAGCAATGAATACAATCGAATCTTCTATAATATAGCTGTGAAGTTCATCCAGTATCGTATCAATGCTTTCTGCTAAATCCTGTACACCGTTTTCCCGGTTACAAGCTGCTCCCTTTGAATTGTTCATATGAATCTTGTGGGATAACTTGACAGATGCCAAATCCTCTGTACTGGTGTTGATGCCTACAAATGATGTATTGGCTTTATTACCGCCTAAATCATTCACGCTTTCTTCAATCCTTGCCGTGATTGAACCGCCAGCTTGTCCACATCCGATAACTGTGATTTTCAATCTATCGTTAATGTTCTTATTCATTATCTGTATCTCCTTCCACTTCCTTCATCCAGTTAATACCTTCAGAAGTTATGTAATATGTGTTTGAGTTGCTTTTTCTCAGCCCTGTGCTAACAAAACCTTTCTCTCTCAGTTCCTTAATTTTGTTATAAATAGTCCTATCGCTCCACTTCTCGCCATCAGCAGCCATAATTTCTATAATATCTACCTGTGTTAAAGCATATAACTGACTATTGGCTTTGTTAGCGTATAGGATATTCAAAATCGAATACATAATTCTCACCTTTGATTTCTCCTATCTTGAGAGTGGCTTTGTAACCACTCTCCAACCTGTTCTAATAACTAATACACTATTTAGTGTCGGTTTTCCCCATTTTCTTTGCAGATTTCTTTCGTTGTGCCTTTCTTGCGTTATAGCGTTGCCTTTTCTCACGCTTTTTGTTTCTTTTATGTCTAATCCTTTGTTCTGTCTTAGAAATTTTAACCGGAACATAAGTAATTGTTTTATGTTGTTTTTCTTTTGCAATCAAGTATTGTTCGTATCCATTTACTAAAACATTCTTAGCGTCCAATGCAATGGGAATCAATTCTTGTAATTCCTTATACAATTCTCTTGATTGTGCAAGGACATCATCCCTTACAATAAATCCACCTTCTCTTATGCGAACCTTATCAATATCAACTACTGGATATTTCTTTAACTTTTTAGGTTTCTTCTTCCATTTCAAAGTACCATCAATGGCATAAGTCGGTCTGTTTTCTCTAAAATTTCTGACCTCAAAAGATGGTTGATTGGCGGCAAACAATTCTTCTTTTACTTTCATCAAATTTTCTTCCATATAGTTTCCTCCGTATTCTATTTTCAATGTGCTTTGTTTATGTGTTTCTTCTATATAAATGTGTTTGGGAAATAAGCAGTTAGCAGATCGCTAATGCTTGACTAAAAGAATTTTCCATGATAATATTGATTTCAGTTATAAGTGTGTCAAGTTTACCAGACTTGTCACAACAATTACCATGAGCCTTTAGCTTTAAGTGTTACCAGCACTTATTTACAGCTATTGGCTTTTTCTTTTATATACCAATCACTTTTATATCATTTAAGGTTCTACGGATTGAAAAGTAATGTCCTATCTCTTACAAACCTTTGTACCTCTCTTGCTATGCCATTACTATACCACTGTACAAAATCTTTGTCAATTCTTTTTTCGGTAATTTTTTACCTTTTTATTCTTAATCAGATATTTTTTACTATTATGGTATGTTTTTTAATATTTCGGTTTTGTTTGACCTTTTCATATTATTATGGTACAATATTTACGATTTGAATTTAAGAGGTGATAAAACATGAGTGATATATTTACTCTTCAAACAGTGCCACTTACCCCAGATATAGGAATGGCATTGAAGAATTTTAGAATTGAAAACAAAATAACCGCTAAAAGTATTACTGAAAAATTTGATAGAGCGTCTTCATATATTTCCAAACTAGAAAAGGGAGATATAAAAAAAATAGATGGGGATTTCCTTATTGAATTATGTAATTTCATAACTGGATCAGATGATGGTTTAGATATCTTTCTTAGTAAGTTATCTCAAAGCTATAAAGACTTTACCAATGAATCCAAAACAATCATTATGAATATTGATGATTTATTGTATGAATATACTGTTCCTTCTAAAATGCTTGATGAAATAAATGGGTATATTAAATCGCATAACATATCCATTTCTACTATAGTTGAGACAATAAATTTAAACAAAGATATTGCAGACAGGGATAATTATAATGATCTTCCATTAAATATATGGTATTCTCCAAATGATGATATAGATAATGCAGCTATTAAAATGTCTGTACCATTATCATATGTTGAAGATTTGTTATCTGGTAAAATTGTAACTATTCATCGAGTAATTGCAGAAGTTATTTTATATGCCATGTACACGTGTGGAAACGAAAAAAATGCTCGTGATGTAGCCAATGATAAATTAAAACTATATCATATTATTCCTAGAAGATCTGTCATTACTCTTACACCAGATAATATCGAGAATATTTTCGGAGGATTAGAGCCTGACACATCGGATGCGTTAAAGGATGTAATAATGCAGTTACGGCTTATAACCACAGTTACAAAAGAATATGGTTCTAAACGAATTAAACAGATTTGTAGTAATCTCGGAGAAGATCTTGGTTTCTGCTTTGCTTATATGTCACTTAATTTAGTTGAATTAGAGCAAAAGGACAAAGAAAAGAAGAAAGAATTTTTGAATGAACTCAAATCTTTAATTGATAAATACTCAAAAGAGGATTCTGGAATAGATTTATATGAGTAATTTCCAATGAAATCGTTCTTTCATTTCAGGCATCAAAAAGCACAATATATAGTGCTTTACCAGTTCTATGTACACTATATATTATATATTCATTGATAAGCATATCAAAACCAGGTAGAACTTGCGGAGATATGCTTATTTTTGTGCATTAGAAAAAGCCATAGCGTGAACTATGACCTTTTCCGTTTCAATCAATCAACATATTTAGAAAGTTTTCCTAAATACCAATTTTATTATACAATCAATTTGATTTATTTTCCATATATAAATTTCAGACTTCTACTTTTCATTACATCACTTCACTAATATAATACACTTTTTAGATTGCGTTTTCCCCATGTGTGGAAAAATTTCTATGCAAATACACTTTTTATTCCGGCTGCCTTTTGTAACTGTCCAATTCTGCTTAATACAATACAGCCTAATTCATTGAAGAAATACTTCTTTGTTCTTTTATAATCATGTAACGTATCTGTGTCGATTTCTGTATGTAAGTTTAAATTATCAGCATCGACAATATATGTACTAATAATTACTTTATTTGTTCGTGTGTCCATCTCCATACCCATTGATACTTCAAAATCAGAAGGATATAATACCTGTTGTGTTTCCGCAAAATGTTCAGCCAACATATTATTGATTATATCCTCTAATCTAATCTGAATGTCAGAAGGTACAATAATATCTCTGTCGAATAAAAACCTAACTATCGTATCATTTATATTTGTATAGTTCTTATCACTCTGTAAATGTAAATCTGCAAATCTGTATTTTAGCTGTTCCATAATCTTAATACCTCTCGTTCTTCCTGATTTTCTCTAACTTTTCCTTTTTCTGATTTTTATATCTTACCCTTGCTCTCGGTTTATATTTATTGCAGTGCTGGCAGTAATGAGCGTGATCCGCTTTTCTACCTTTGGTGCATAATCCTGCACACACATAATATAAACATGGTGTCTGTCTATCTGTTGCCATTAGTTGTGACCTCCTCTCAATTCTTTAAGCTGAGATAACATTGTCATTTTATCTTCATCGGCTATTTCCTTATCAAATAGAAAAACCTCACCCAGCTTTTCAGTGTATGGAATATCCAATGCTTCCAGAATCTTTTCCACTGTTGCTACCTCTGTCCTGTCTATTTGAATTGATTTATTATTGTTGCTGATAAATACCTGGTTTATTTCTTTGTCGTATTCAATATTTATATTCATCTTGAGCCTCCTTATTTAATTCTCTACAGTGCTTTCCGTAAATTCGATTCCTAAGAAATTCAACAACTTTTCCATCTTGTCAATTTTTAGCATGTTGATTTTAATTTTTTCGCCTGTATCATCATTTACAAGAAATGCTTGTGTAATTCCTTCCTCTACTCCTAATTGTTTCTTTCTATAAGTAAAATACAAATCAATTCCGCAAGATACCAGTAACACCATTAAACTTATAATTGGTAATTTAATGTCGGTTATAAGTAAAACTGCAAGTATTACACCGCTTAATATCCATGCTATTAAGGATATATAAGAGTAGTAGGTATATGCTTTCAATTTCTCCGCATAGCTTTTCATATCATTATTTTTTGTACTTTTAATCATGGTTACTGTGCCTCCTTGTTGAGTTCGTTGCATCTGGCTTTTGCTTCTTCTTGTGTGGCAAATAGCAGATTTTTACTTTCTGCAATATTTCTCTTCCTTTTCATATCATCAAAATAGGTATATTTCACACTGACATTGCCGTCTGTGGATGCTGATGTTCTAATTTTATGGATTCTGATTTTCTCTGGCTTATACTCTTTTGGTTGGTGTGCTGATGCTCCTTGACATTTAGGACAGATAAAGGATTCATATTTGATCGTGACTTTACCATATCCATGACAGATTGAGCATTGATTCTGTTTGGCTGCTATGTCGGTACATACATATAATTCCTGTCCTATGTTGAATTTCGTGTTTATTTGCATTGTGTTGACCTCTCTTTCCTGTGTGTTGTGTGATTTTGTTGTAATAATACTTGTTACATCTAAAAATTGCTTTCTATTGACGATAAGCCATTTTCAAGAAAAAATATTAAAATCCCTTGTAGTTACAGCAAAAATTCAAATTGTATATACAATTCAGCATTTTGCATATCAATTTATAATTACATTGTAGTTACAAGGTTTTTACGATGCTTTTCAATCCCTACTAAAATAGTATGTTATCGCACTTCCTAAACAAAAAAGTATAGGAAAATCAAGCTTTTTCGTTGTACACGATATAGTGTACGATAACCGATTTATTCATTCTTTTCCATTTCTGCATTATATTCAGCTTCAATATCATCCATAATATCACGCAAGTTTTCCTTTGCACCTTTTAACCAGTACAGATTGTCATTGGCAAGAATTGGCTTTCCTAACTCATATTGTCTTTCGATCTTATCCATCATGTACTTAATTCCAGTCTGCATACCGGTTTGAAATCCCAAGTTAAAAAGTTCCTGTCTGTTCTCTGCATTCTCCTGTGATCCGTTCATCATCTTGTCCATCTCCTTTGACATTTCTCTCATAGCTTCAATAAACTCCTTTTCCATATTCAATTAACCTCCGTTATGTGTAAATTATCAATAATACCGCAATAATACTTCCTATAATAATTTGCAGTATAGTTTGCTTTGTTATTGGCTTCGGCTCTCTATTCACTCAACCGCTCCTTCCTTTCGTGTCCTACATATATACAATGCACATTTTGAAAATGATTTTCCCCACTCTACCAGAGAATTTATAATAATTCACTCTTTTTCTTGATTTGTTCCAAGTTAGGGTTCAAATACTTCAATGTGGTTTTTATACTTGTATGTCCTGCTTGATTTGATACCTCATTGATGCTATATGCTCCACTCTCTAATGCGTTATAACAAAAGAAGTGTCTAAGCATATGCGGATGGATATGGTAGCCATCAACACTAAATTCATCAAACACCTTATTGATAGTGGACGGATTCAGAATCTTTCCTTTACTGTTATGGAATAAATAATCTGATTCCACATTATCTGATCTCTGATATTCCCTTATAGCAGAGATAACCTTTGAATTGATAATGACAGTTCTTTGCTTTTCGCCTTTTCCGTCTGCTACTCTGATCTGACTTGCAGCAGTGTTTACATCTACCTTTTTCAAATGCAATACTTCTGATATTCGTAATCCTGCATAAGCCATAATGGTAATAATGGCATAGTTCCGTTTTGCCGAACAGCCTTCAGACTGCAACACTCTTTGTCTGAACTCTTCAACTTCCTTTTTCGTGATATTAGTAGGACTGATTATTTCCGCTTGTACCTTTATCAAGTCTGCTTTGCTTATTACAATGTTATCTGGTTGCATCAGCTCATTATATTTAATGAGTGCAGATAACTTTGCATTGATGGACTTTGCATTTAGATTCTGTCCTGTCCTCTCACAAATTTTCACATTCTTCAAATAACTTTTGTATTCCAGAATATTTTCCCTATACAGCTTCTTAAATTCTACATCCCCGAAACTGTCATTGAACCATCTGAAAAATTCCTTTACCGATGCAATATATACTTTGATTGTCTTTTCGGATTTTCCCTCTAAGTGCATCTTGTTTTCAAAATCCCTTATCAGTTCATCCATAAACGCACACCTCCTAGAAATTTTATTGAATTATTATTTTGCATATTTTCAGAAATTTTATTGAAATTTCTTTTTGTTCTCTACTTACTAATACACAAAAATTCAATAATATTCCCCTTATATTGAAAAAATAATTGAGGTCATTTTTGCCTTATTCCTTGTATATATTCCGTATCTCCGTTATACTATCAATGGAAGGAGTTGATTTACATTTACATTGAGATTCAGAAGCAGAACCGCTTCAAAGATTTATTACATAAGATTCACTCTAAACTGGAAGATATATTATTTTCCATTCTACATCACACACCAGATAAATTTATCCCAAAATCCCTTATGCGTTGGTTGGAGAAATACACTGATAAACGACTTGCACAACTGAAAAGTGATGTGATCCGCAAACGCTGGCAGACAATCGAACTTGAAAAGGCTGTTGATAATATCCACCAGAGGCAGCAGCCATAAAAATAAGAGGTCTTTCTTCTATATATAATATAGTAGATTTACCTCTTTTTTATTTGAACATCTGTTCCCTTTATGTTATACTGTTATTGTGTAATTGAAACGAAAGCAGGATGTGATTTTCCGAGTTATGCCCTCTAGTATTACGAAAGAGGGATGATGCCAATGAACACATTAGAAGTGCTTACGCTTTTATTAGTTGTTTTTGCGGCTCTATCTTACATAGATAACCATAACGACAAAAAGAAATAGCATCCCACTCTACCAAAGTCTGATGCTATTTCATAGTCTCAACTGAGGGCAATCGGATAACACATCCGATAACCTTTCTAAGTAGATTATACACTAGGGCATTTGAGAAATCAAGTGCCCTTTTTAATTGTCCTGTGATTCTGCTTGCTTCTTTGCGTTCCTTGCCTTTGTTGCTTCTGACTTCTTCTGTGCAGCCTTTTTCTCTTCTTCTGTCATATTTCGCTTTGATTTTCCTTTTTCATCTTCTGGATAATCAATTACATATTCTGTTCCGTCTGCCTTATCTTTTAAAATCAGATTCATTTCCAGAGCATCCGCAATTTCCACTAATTCAAGGGAAGAGAATTTATCTCTGCTCATTTTATTGCTCAAATTCTGCCTAGTAACATTTATTTCCTCTGCAAGCTCTATCTGAGATTTTCCCTTTGCTTCTAATATATCCTTAATTACTGTCGTTGCTGACATATCAACCAAACCTTTCATTTTATGTTCACCTCCAATTATACTTGATTTTCCCTATTTTTTCAAGGTCAGCAAAATTTACTCGATACAGGATAAGATCAATTTATGTACTACTTTCCATTTCCACGGCTGTTTTATTTTCTTTTCCATCTGGTACATGAAAATATCATTGATTCGATCCTCAAATAGTTCCGGTGCAATATTTGATTTGAATTGATTACACGGCAAGCAAGTACATTCTAAGTTAGAAACATCATCTACACCGCCCATTGATAAGGCTATATGATGATCTAGCGACATTTCAGAAAATAATATTTTCCGTCCACAAAGCTGACAGCGACCGTCATACTTATTATATATTAGTTTGCGTGTTGCCTGTGAATACTTCTTTCTCTTGATCCTGCCGTCATTTCTTCTTTTTACATTTTCAACTCCGTTTTTCTGTTCCTGTAGTTCAATTTTCTCTTCTGGTGTCAAATGCTTCCATATTACATGATTAGTAAATGTGTCATATACATAATATCCATCTGTCTTTATCGGTGCATGGTTCATATACCGAATAGCTTCTTTTATCGTGCTATACTGCAAAGCCTGTGTAACATCCTTTGTTTTTCTATGTTTTCCATTCTGATTCAGATATATATAATAGTTTCCATTTGTGATTACTATAGCCATAATATCAACCTCTTTTCTATTAAGGACAGCCATATTTCAGACTGCCCCTATTCTTACAGCTCCCTTTTATCTTTCATCTGGGAAACAAACTGTTGTTGCATTGTCTCCTGGTGTTTCGGAGATTCGATTTGTAATAATCCAAATTCTGCCTTTTGAGGTGTTGTAAGCACCCATAAGGTATAAATCATCTGGATAATTCAAAGCGTCCTCATTTGTCTGTTTATCTTCTGCGTCCATATCTCCCCAGTCTTTAACTGCAAATCTCTGTAATGCACCGGTGATCTCAACCGCAAATTTCTGTTCCGCTGCCATAATGTCATTGATTGACCTTGTTGTTACTACCTGTCCCATATTGAAAAATTTTGATGTAATCATTTCGCTTTACCTCTCTTTCTCTTATATCAAACCAACCATACAAGCCAATCTGTAAAATGGATTCCTTGCAACTTTCTTCATATGCTCCGCTTTCTCTCTTGCCTTGCGTTCCATTCTATCCATAAAAGCAAGGCTGTTATCCATTTCCGTATATTCCAACATTTGCGTTGGTGTCAATGCGTTATATGGTGTTTTAAGACTTCTATCTATAATCTGGTTTCCGTCTGCTGTTGTGATGATTCTAAAATTAAACATATTGTTTTCCGTCCTTTCTATGCTTCCATTACCTCTGTAACAATCCGTTTTACCTTGTCAAACTGTTTATATACTCGTTTCTGTTTGATTCCGTGATTATCCGCTATTTCCTTTAGTGAATAGCCTTCTACCTTGTCAGAAAATATTTTCTTTTGTTCCTCTGTCAATCCGTTTTCAATCTGCTTTACCATTTCCCTATATTCCAGATTAGAGGCTGTTTCCATTGTGGAATGATTAGAAATATTCATATCCATTGAATCTAAACTAATATCTGATCCGGTTTCTGTACTTCTCTTTTGTGCTTTCTGTTTTCTAAAGTGAACAAATACTGCCCTTTTCATATACATATAGGAAACCGCTTCAAAACTGCATTTCGCTTGTAATTGCGGATCATTCAAATACTTTTCTACTGATAACAGGAAATCAAACACAACAATATCAAAAAATTCTTCTGCATCCAGCTTTGACTTCTTCATAAAGTCCATGATTAGATGGTAATTTTCTTCTGAAAACTTGCGTTCTTCCCTTGTCAATGGTCTTAATTGTTCTTTATTTTCCATGTGATAACCTTCTTTCTATTGGTGGCAAGTGTGCCATTTCTGACACACCGCCCAACTTTGTCATTGATTAGATACCGAAAACTTCTTTGAAGATTTTTCTAAATCTCTCAATGTCGTTATCTAAAGCCCAACTATACAGACCATCATCATTACAACCGCCATACATCTTCAATGTGGTTCTTAAAATCTGCTTCAATGTATTTCCCTCAATCAGCATATCTAATTCAGTTTTTCTAATATCGTTCGCCCATGCTTCACGCTCTGTACATTTTCTGTAAAACTCTCTGTATAATTCTTTTAAAATTACCTGTCTTTCAACATTTGTATATGGATCAATCAGATAAAATTCAAAATCTTTTTCTTCATAACCATTATCAAGTAATGAATCATAACTGAATAATCCACCTTCAGGACAACGCTTTTTCCTGTTCATATCACGCCAGTAATTACTTCTAGCATTGTCTAATGTTCTAAAAAATACCTGTTCAAATTTAAGGCTCTGTAATCTCTCGTACTGATGATACTTTTTAACCGCATTCAAATATGGAATGATTAGAATGTCATACCATTCTTCAGGATCTAATTCATGTATCTTCATGTAACGATACATTAAGTCGTGGTGCTCCTCTGCAAACTGCTTTTCCTCTTCTGTCAGTGGTCTTGTTGTGTGTTCTGCTCTTCTGTAATTGTCCATAATTACTACCTCCTAAAATATGTATTTTGATTGATTGATTTTGTACGGCTATTGATTAGCCGATAGGCAAGCGGAGAACTGAACCTCCCACGGCTGAACCGTCACCGCCTTAATTGATTAGAAATTATATTCCGGGTAAACATCCCCGATATTGAAATCATTTTCAAACCAACAGTGATTAGATACTTCTGGAATATCAATAATAATGTGGTCTGTATGGGTTTCTGTAACTGTACCCTTGTAAAATGTTCCGTCTATATTGCAACGGACTTTCTGACCGACTGAAAATAAATGTGTTAAATCGCTCATATATAAATCACTCCTATTCTTTAGGGTGTCGGGTGGATTGCTCCACCCTTTGCCCTGCTGATTGCTAACCGCTTGCTACTTAATTCTTAATACGCTATATGTTGTTGTTTTGGTGTACTCTTCCAGACTTCCCAAATCTTCCTCAAGTCTTTTCTTGTCAAGTGTTGCTCTTGTCTGTGACTTATAAGTAATTTTTGCTGTGTCTGTAATTTCTTCTGTAAGGTTGTTTTCATTCATATAAGAAATAACCTCGGCTTCCAGAGCCTTTTCGATGTTGCTTGCTTCTTCAATCATTGCTTTATACTTTCTGATTTCTTCAACCTTTGCTTCTAATTCTTTTTTTGTCATACACATAATGACTACCTCCTTAAATATGTTTGATTGATTTTGTGTAGGTCTGTTTTGTTTGACCTTGTAACTGTATTGTACACTTGTTAGTGTGCAAAGTCTATTGACAGAATATACAAAATGTACACTTGTTAGTGTCGTTTTTATTGTGCAAGTTCACTACTTAGTGTACATGCTGCACAAGATCCTTGTACACTCTTTAGTGAATTTGTATATTGATATTGTACACTTGTTAGTGTATTATAATGGTATCAAATCAATCAACACAATATTTTTAAGGAGGTTTTCATATGAGTAAAAATGTATATGAAATGGTAACAGATAGGATAATAGAACAATTAGAAAATGGAGTTATTCCATGGGAAAAGCCTTGGACTGGTGTAAGAGATGGAGCATATAACAGAGTAAGTAAAAAAAGTTATTCAATACTTAATCAGATGTTATTAAAACATAAGGGTGAGTATGCAACATTTAAGCAGTGGCAAGAGTTAGGCGGTCACATTCGCAAGGGTGAGAAATCAGAAATAATTGTATTTTGGAAAATATACCCTATTGAAGAAATACAAGAAGATGGAACAAATACAATTAAGAATATACCACTATTAAAATATATAAATGTGTTTCATATCTCACAAGTTGACGGAGTAGAACCATTGAAGAAGGAAGAACTTCACGACATAGAGCCAATAGAAAAGGCTGAAAAGATTTTAACAGACTATTGGAATAGAGAAGATATAACAGTTGAACATATAAAAGGGAATAAGGCCTTTTATAGTCCTATGCTTGACATGATACAGTTACCATTGTTTGAACAGTTCAAACAGTCAGAAGAATATTATAGTACAGCTTTTCATGAATCAGTACATAGCACAATGAAAGAAAACAGATGCAACAGAGCAGAAGAAAGAAAAAATAAGCTTGTAGCTTTTGGCTCTGAGGAATACAGCAAAGAAGAACTTGTGGCAGAAATTGGAAGTGCTAACTTGATGAACATAATAGGAATTGAAACAAAGAAAAGCTTCAGAAATTCAACCGCATATATACAAAGTTGGTTAAGAGTTTTAAGGAATGATAACAAGTTTATTGTATCGGCAAGCAGTAAAGCAGAAAAAGCAGTTGAATATATTTTGAATGAAGCATAACAAACAGAATACAGAAAGACATAATAAAAGGGTGTAGCTGATATGGTTACACCCTTATTTTTTATACGATTCTATTGATATATTTTATTGTATTTAATCCCTACTGGTTTAGTATGATATAGTGTGTCGGGGGTGGCTTAAACTAAAAAAGGGATCTGTTTTTCTCTACCGCCCTGTAGTTGGTTGTTCTATACAGTGACTTCAAAATTTTACCTCTCCGATATTTTTTACCCTCATATCCTTAGAGAAAATCAATAGAAATCGCACCAAATCCGCTTCAAAATACATCATAGGTAAACTTAATTAACTATACAATTACAAAGCCGATTTGCCCTCAAAATTGCTTATTTTCACAAAGGATAATGGCATATAATACAGGGGGGGTATGTTTAAACAATAGGAATTTAAGTACCTCGCATATGACAGTACAAGTGGATATACTGGCTCTATTTTTCCTCGTTATAATTTTTTTCATAAGATTCAATGTTGGACACTGCACCATCTGAGAACGAAAATATCAAACATTTGTAAACGGCTGTATGTTTATCCAAATAATCCTTATTATCCGAAAACCATTTATCTATTCCATCAGTAATATTATTTTGTTTCATAAACTGTTTTGTCGATATACACTTATCATCAATGCTTATTCCAGATAAATATACTCTACATGACTTTGAATAATCTACTTTGTTTATAGTTGTTTCCTGCGTCTTATTGGATGAATTATCATCGTACATTACACCAACTGCAATGTCATAATCAGAATACGCAGTCTGAAATTCTCCACCTGTACTTCCTACCATAATCCCCTTAGATGTTATATTAGTATCTGACAAAACAAAATCATCATTCGTAAATGTTTCTTTATTTGTAGCGGAACATCCGCATAGACATAATATCATTATCAATACAACTGCAAATTTCTTCATACCTTAACCAGCTTTCTTATTTCTTTTTATTTTTCATAAAATCACGCTTTTTCTTCTACCACGGCATAACTAGCAAACCTGTAGATATAATCAAAATACCAATAGATACATAATTAACAATGTTAACCACTTTATAATTATCCTTATGAAATATCATACTTATAATTACAAGTATAAGTCCTACTATTACAACCAAAATCTTAAATAATGAATCGTAAATTTGTGACAAGCTAATTCCTATGTGTCTAAACCAAATATTAAAAGCATTAAATAAATAAAATACTTGCGTCAATAAACCAATTCCAGAAAATACTGCATTTACATTTTTATTCATCAGCTTCACTCTCCTTTATATAGGGGTACACTTAAACTCTGCCATATTAAGTACCTAACAGCAGCAGACGTACCCCTAAAATTACTCTTCCGTTTTCTTAAATGTCCAATATTTATCCTTAATTAAATACTCTCCGTCCTCGTAAACAACATTATATCTGGACTTCTTCGTATCGCCTTTATATTCATAATAAAAATATCCCTTTTCAGGAACTAACACTATTTTAGATGGATCATCGACTTTATCTCCATTGCTCAAATATGCACTGTCATCATCAATTGTGAAAACAAAATCATATTCAGAATCACCCGTTCTCCATATACCATTTATCACTTCTGACATTTCATCTTTGCTCTGAAATCTTGCGTTTTTATTGGATATTACCATAATCAAAATACACACAAATAAGATTAAGGTTATCCCAAAAAATGATATAACGATTGCCTTTTTATTTTTCATTCACTGACACCTCCTCTACCATTCACTTCCACATGAATTACAATGCCATTGTTTCTTAATCTTTTGCGAAAATATTCCCCATAATGCTACACTCCCTGCTTTTGTCATAGTAGAAATTTTTTGAATATTTTCGCTTTGGCATGTAGGGCATTTCGGTTTACTAACATTTGCTTCTTTGTTGCTTGCAAAATATGTTTCTACTTGATGATTTAAACTATCTCTTCTAGCTTCTCTGATACCAGACAAAAATTCAAAATCCGTCATTTGTCTACCAGTTTGTTTTTCAATTCTTTTTCTATAATCAGAGTATTTCTCTAGTATTTCAGTATCAGATAACTCACTAATTGATTTTTCTGACACTGTATCTTCTGTTTCAATAATCCCCTCTTTTAACTCTTCTCCACAATATACGCATTCATCAAATTCATCGGAGAAATTCATCTTGCACTTGGGACAATATTTGCTCATACATTTTCACCTTTTATGCATCTTTCAAATACCATAATATCTTCACACATAGTTACATTTACACCAGCTATTGCATTTTTACCAATCTCATTTGAATACATAGTAATCAGCCTCCATCCTTGCATTGCATGATTACGGATGATTTTTTCTATCTTCTCTTTATCTGTAGATCCATCTGATTTGTTAGGGACAACAATATAATCATATTCATAAAATGGATTCCTTTTATATTGTTCCATTCTCTGATTATATATATTGGCAATCTCATTATTTACAAACTCATACCCAGATGAAAAAGAATAACCACAGCCCGAACACACTTCTACATCATAATTCACATTCTTGTTGCATATTGGGCATTTCTTTAATATTGCTCCATCTTCACTAACCTCTGGATCTTTTGCTTTTGAAATTTTATTATCTAAATACTTTGTAACTACATTGATTACATCTTTGTTATAACATCCTAAATTAAGCTGCTCAATTATTCCTTCTTTTATTGTAAGCAGTTCTGATTTTGTCGGATGTATTCTCTTCTGGTATAAATCATTAAGCACTGAAGGCATTTTTTCAAAGCAATCAGAGCATATAACCAAATCTTCATTTTCTAATAAAGGAATGCGTACTGTAAGTAATCCAATATTCTTACCACAACACAAACAATTCTTAGCCATAAACTATATACCTTTCATTATTTGTAATCAATAACATTAAGCTCAGTTCCAAAATGGACAATAATATCTGTTCTAATCTTTCCCATTTTCTTTATCATTTCTTCTGTATGACAGCCAATCGGATTCTTTAATAATTCATCTAAAAGAGACTCTAAGCCAAATCCAAAATAATCATAAACCTGGTTTATGTCTAATTCGTCAAATTCTTTTTTGTTACAAAATTTTATATACACACTTACAGTACCAATATAATAAAAAATACGATTCAGATAATTATTAAACTCATACATATTTATCTTCTTTTTATCAGTTATTGCTTTTTCTATTTGATCTATTATATTCGCAAATTCTTTTTTGTACATCATCAAATAATCAAAAATATTATACATTTTTCCATTGAGAAAAAAAGTTTTACTATCAATATCTATATTTTCAACATCATCAATCGTTTTACAACCTAATAAAAATAATGTTTTTACCTGTTCTGCGTGCAGTTCTTTATATACATAAGGTGTATTTCTATCATCATGTGAAAATCCATATTCTTTTACAAAATTTTCCTCATCGTAAAGATGTGTAAATTCATGATATAAAACTGCTCTTACTTCTTCTTTATGATTAGTTTCTAATGTATCTGCAACAATTAAATTATATTGTTTTCTGTCATATCTCATTTCGGCAATCGTTGTACCTTTTTGACTTGTATATATAAATCTATATGAAGGCATATGGCTTGTTTTCATAAATTTTTGATAATCAATATACGCTTTATCAATCTGCATTTTTAATTTTACTTCTAGTAAATTGAATTGTTTTCGCATACTCTTTCCTCCTCCAATTATCATTTAGGAAAATTATACCATACATAATGCAAAAAAGGTAAAAAAATAGGGCATATTAGATAAATCAATATCCAATATGCCCTCTGCATCAATCTGTAATCTCAATCTGCCAATTCATCATAGCTTGATAAATCTTGTTTGGTATCTTGTCCTTATGCTGTTCTGCCATATCTTTAATAAAATCTTCTTTATATTCCTTGTATCTTAAAAAGGCTGCTTCTACTGTCTCATACGCTCCCAGCTTTATATTCTTTCCTGCAAATGACATATTTGCAACATATTTCTTCTTATCCCTATCAAAATATACACCAAGCGGATAATCACCTCGGTTCTTTTTCCCATTAGTGAATAATGAATTTATCATCTTAGGAACAAAGCAGACTGTCTCAGGGCTGTAAACTGTATTTCCTTTAATCAAAATATCCTTGTCTAATTCAAATGCTTCATCATATATTCGTATCTCAACAATATGCTGTTCATACCATAGCTTAAAATTACTATAATTCTGCCATTCCTCACATACTGTACAATCCTTATATTCTGGCTGCAATTCATGTATTGCATTACTATAACAACGATTCATTATCCAGTGCCATCTCTTATAGGATTCCTCATTACTGTTAGTATATAATATTCCATGATACCCTACACCATACATAACACGCTTTGCAGTCTGTTTACTCCAATTATCAGGCTTGTATCGAATATCATTCATAACATTTAATATAAACTGCTCTGAATCATCACCTGTTTTCTGAAAGTAATTATTCACAATGCGGAATTGCTCTTGATTTAGAGGATATAAATTTCTGTAATAGCAATCTTCCTTATCATGTCCACTATGCCAAATATATACATTATTCGCCTTATCTTCATTGACAATAAATGTTTCAACAACCATTTTAGGTGCATATACATAATCATGTTTATATGTCCACTTACCATCAATAAATACATTCTTTTTAAGGCTATATCTCAATTCACCATTGATATATGATCCTTGTAACAGATTATATTTTCCCCAAGCCATAGTAATACATTGACCATAGTTTGACAGCCATGTATCTTTATAATCCATCAATTTTACGAATATTTCATCTGTCCCCATAAGCGTAATATCAATATCTAATGCAGATACATCAAGTATTCTCTTAGGATTTATCTCTTTGTACTGGCGATCAACTAATATTTCCAAGTTATCAGAGAATGTAAATTTCTTCTCATTCTTTTTCTTCTTGTATTCCTTGTCATACTTAGCTTCACATTCTTTACAACTTCCTCTATAATATGGATTACCAAATTGTCCTGTTGCTAATCTAAAGTTCTGTATCGGTAATATTCTACCGCATTTCTTACATATTTTTGTTTCATCCATTGTCCTTTTACTCCTTATTCTTTGCATAAAAATAAGACAGCAGAATCAAAATCATACTGTCTTTTTCAGTCAATCAATATCAGTCAAGGGGTAATAGGGGGGGTAATATAACTAAGATATATATGGTATATACCCCCCACCTTTTACCTACCCTTATATTTCATCTTCAATTATTATGTAGGGATAACCATCTGATTTAATGTCAAATTGCTCTTTTAATACCTTATTAGCTTTGACTTTCTTTAATCCATAGCAATCCATAATCTCATTCAAACACCGCTTAATCTGTGTGTCTGTAACTTCATATCGGTATTCATTCCCAAGAATATACACAACCTCTTTTTCAGTACAATATCCTTTTCTTTGAATACAATGTAAAATCACTTCTGAAATCTTCAATGTACGCTCGTCACTAGCCTTTGTAGTAGTCCTGTTGACAATCTCACCATATTCATTTTTCTTTTTCTTATATTGTGGATATAGTGAGGCGGCTACCTCAAAACCTTCAGAACGATAGAACATATCAAACGATACACCGCCAATTCTATAGCCTTTATCTTTCCAACGGATTCCATTATCTTCTATTGTTTTCAACTGCTGTACTACCCATGATGGAATAGCATAAAAATTAACGTGTTTTCCTGCCCTTGTATCAGTTCCAGCACATTTAATGGCTTTATACAATAATTTCTTTGGTATCTGGTCATCATCAAGAATACGAATTAAATCGTGATATACAAGCATTTTGATATACTTGCCGATTTTATCAATCTTATTCTGACTGTAACCTTTACCAAGACATTCTGCTAATTTTTTCGTTGTAACAAAGAAGATTATTTCTCCATCGTCATTAGAAAACTTCTCGCTATAAATATTGTTTCGTACAATAGACAGCATCATAAGAAATGTGTCCTTTGCATATTTGATATTTTTATCAGCCTGTGGACATAGTTCTTGAAATTTATTCAGAGTGATGTTATTTATCATCATGTCTATATTTTCTCGCTGTTCAATGCTCCATTGAGATTCCTTAATAGACGGATTATAAATATCCATTATGAATTGCTTTAAATTCAGACTTGAAATCTCCTAACATTTCAATCAACTGTTTTATGTTAAGAGTAAGATTTTCAGAACAACATCTATACTTTTGAACTCCATTTTTCGTAGTGAAGATGTTTGCAGAAGGGTTATGATCTTCATGCAGAATACAGCAAAAAGACCTCGGATTATCAATATCTATCAGCTCTGCAATATCCAGTTCTGAATAGATATAATCCCAAAATTCATTTTTTGTATCAAATTCAATCGGTTCATGTGCTAATGCTGTACGCAGATATTCAACATCATGTTCCTTAATTGCTTTGATATTTAAGTTTTCATATACAGGTTTTACCTCTGTATTAGATTTTTCCTTTTTTTCAGTAGGCTTCTTCTTTGATTTTGGTTGTGCATCTGATATGTATTGCTCATATTCATCTTTCCAGTATTTATCAATAACTGCTTCTGCATTGATTCTACTGTCATAAGATGGATATAATATCTCATTCCCCTTGCCACCGAAAAACAATCTATCTCTATTGAAACATACCTCATCAATTTCACCCACCGCACCCATAAGTGTAGCTTGTAATTTATCTCTGATACTGCCATCTGTAATAACTGTATCATTGCAGAATATCATGCGGAATTTATGATGTTCTTCCTTGTGTGAAAATGTGGTGTACATAAAACATGGTACAATTCCAAGAGAGATGACCTTGCTATATGCTTCTTCTATGCACATTCCATTGTCAAAATCCAATCCAAATAACTGTTGCTGTGTCCAGTTATCAGCCTTCATACCGCCAACTAAAACTCCTGGCTTAAATGATGCTCCATGACATAAAGCATCTGCCAAATCTTCTATTGTAATTTCTGTCTCAACTAAACTTTTCTGCACCCATCCACATTGTTTTCCTTGTGGTTTCTCACTGAATCGTTTATTGAAATACATACATTTAATCTTATTGTCACTAATCATTTTCCTCCTTTTTATCAAATCAGAAGGTCAAGAATGGGTGCGACATAAATGACGCACCTTAATAGACTGCTATATGCAGCAGTCAAATTTATTCAATTTCTCATATTGGGAAATGTGCAGAATTGCACGTTAGATATTCTTGATCTCCGATACAGACTTTCTTTTACTTCCTGCCTGTTGGGAAATATCCATACATTTATTTTCAATCGGTGTATGTCTGCCGATTAGATATAATCTACTGAAACCTGAAATGAGATATTTCTACTTGCAAGACCTTCATATATGAGTGCCCTATTATAATAATTCTGTATATGTTTGCTATCCCATTTTTCAATTATATCATCAGAGATACGTTCTGATAATAAGTCAATATAACTGTTGTAGTTTTCATCGTGGTTTGCAACTGTTGATGTAATTATAATACTTACACAAACCACATTTTCATCTTCATGTCTCTGTATTAAATTAGCATCATAGAGAATATATGTACTATTTTTAATTCTGCTAAAGTCTGCTAAATAATCATATATATTCTTTGCCAACAGTTCCTTTACATTCTTATAATTGTTTTCTTCGTTACCAAGCAAAATTTTTGTAACTTCTGAATCCTGTAAAATCATTTTCTTAATTGCCTGTTTCATAAATGTAACTGAATTTTTCTTTGTTTTTGTCATAGTATTTAATCTCCTTCCAATCCTATACTTCAAGTTCTACTGTTACTACTGGGTTACATTCAGAAATTTTATTCAATTCCAACTTCTTCACACTTTCAATAACTGGTGCAATTTCCTCAATCTCGTTTACTTTGATATTGATATTTAATTTTGTCATAATCTTAGTTCTCCTTCTTTGATGATAATTTATCCAATGAGTTTTTAATCTTTTTTCTTGTCTTATTTATATCAAGAGTGCCAAATAATCCAACTTTCAAATCTCCAATATTTTCTCCCAGATTATTCAAATCATTGCTAAGGTTCTCTCTTGTAGCCTTTGTGTCAATATTTCCCATTACTTTTTCATTCTCCTTTGCATACATTTTATAAATACATTTCATACATTCTGCTATTTTCTGATACTCATTATCAATGATTAAAATGTTATTTTTATTGTCATAAATTCCTATATGTGTAGTATTCTTCACATTCATCAAAGATACCTCATCAAAATCGAAATTCTTAAATATCAAATCCAGAGGTTTAAAATATTCCACATCAGTTTTCTTATAAGCATCGTAATACAAATAAAATGCTTCTATATCTGATGATAGTTTCAGCTCAATTTTCATTGATTCCAAAATTGGATTCGTCATTTTTGCATCATATAAAAATGGTGTGATAGCACTAATAAATCTATCTCTTCCGACTGATAAAACATCTTCCTCAGAGGGAACAACCATCTCAATATCATTCACTTTCACTGTAATATTTACCTTTTCACTCATCCGTTTTCTCCTTTACTCTTTGGACACCATATAGGACTGACTTCTGGTGGACTATATACACCAAGCAATCCATATATCTGTGTCTGTTCGTTTTCTTTGCAACAATAATAATCATCAAATAAATATTCCATACTTTTACAGCGTTCACATTTACTGCAATCTGGTATTTTATTCATGCTTTGCGTCCTTATTTTGTTATCAATTCATATTGTATTGTACATTTTTCTTCATCAGTGACTTTTGAAAGCCTCTGTTTGTCTTGTTGTAGATGCATTCCTAACAGAGTTACCATACAGCCTATATCATCCTTGCACTTCTCTGGTACCTCAAAATAAGCATCCTTGATATGTAAAATCTTACCCATTACTCTTCCTCTTTCTTTAAGTTATCCAATAGATTTGAAGCTGGTGTGATTTTTACCGTCTTATGTTCTTTCTCAATATAGTAATTATCATCCACATACGGACTGTATCTTTTTCTTGAATCAACTGTTACTGGTTCAACCTTAAAAAGATTGGTGATTAGAATTGAATTATCTGCGTCCAATTCTTCATAAACTAACTCATGGAATGAATCTAATACAGCTCGTACATCTTTTTTATATAAGCCTGTCTTTTCAGCTAATTTGTTTATTACATCCTGTTTCAGTAATCTCATTGTGTCACCCCCTTCCTTATACTCTGACTGTAAATCCTTGACTTCTCAAATAAGCAACTGCATCTCTTACCAATGCTCCGTTGCCTACAGTGTTTGCCATTGTTTCATCCCATACATGAGGTGTATTAGATGCTAAATTCTTTCCACCATGCAGACCTTCATTCGCCCATGTTGCGACCTGTTGACCAGTTACACCATAGTAATTACTCATATAGTCCACATCAATATAAACCGATGCTACCGCCTTACCTCTAACAATTCTTGCATCAACCTTAAAACCAGACCTCAAAAAGTCATATTGTCTGCGATAATAAATCGGATCATATGAATTGTAATATCTTTGTAGAAAGAAATTCAATGTCTCATATACTCTATTTGCCATATTGTCAACCATTTTCTTCATTACTGGCTGCAATGCAATAGCCAAATCGTCCATATTATTTATTGCTTTTGCCATGCTGTCTTTTCCTCCCTGGTACATCAATTACAGAAATATCCTTTGCATTATAATCGCTCCTGTCATTTACAAATAATCTGAAAAACACATAATAACCATTCTCGATGTGTTCACCTTGTAATCTTGATTTATGGATAAAATATGAGTTGCCGTCTTCTCCACGAATAAATCTATAACCTTGTCTCTAAAAAACTTTGTTACTGTTCTAAACATTCAATTTCTCTTTTCTAATAAAAAGAATGATAAAAGCTAAAACAAATCACATCCTGATTGCTTAAATCTCTTAACCTGTTTATCCCATTTTTCTTCATCCATGTTATACATTTTCATAAGACATTTCTTACAATAAAACTTATTAACATTTCTTCCATGATATTTTAAATTCATACCAATAACATCCTTTGCTTTGATTCGCTTTAACTTGCCAGATTGAGACTTACATCCATTATCACAATATTTATTAAAATACTGTGCAGCAACTTTCTCATTTAAATTACTATATTCAGCGTATTCTTTAATAACTTCTTTAATTGGCTCTTTTCTAAACACTCCACCATTCCATGCCTGCGTAAGATATTCGTCAATAGTACAATTCATAATTATCCATTTCTTATTTGCAATGAAGTCTTCGCTTAGAATATTTTCCCAACGATTTCTCATTGTTGGATACCAATACTTATCTAATACCCATGTTGACTTACTTGCAAACGGACACGCAATTGCACAACCAGCTCTCGCATATCCTTTTCTATATTTAGGATTGAAAGACACATTATTTACCAGTAAATATAACCATATATCTAATTCAGACCATTTTCGAATAGGTAAACAACCAAACCAATTTTCTCCCCATTTTTCATTTTTCCAATAATCTTCATAGTCTGAGCGTGCTGACGATTCTTCATTTCGCATTCCTAAAAAGAAAACATATTTATCATTCTTATCAAGAGCACTCATCATAGCACCTTCTTTAAAAATGCTACAACAAGCTCTAGCAAATCTCGTAGGGATAAAATCTAATCTTTTTCTCCATTGGTAGAATCCCTCTTTAGGGTTAATACATTGCACGTTATCAACAGTCTTCATATGCATATATGTATCTGCACAATCTAATGTAGTATTGTTAAAAATAGCCATAATGTTAGGATTTATCTGCCTAACTAAATCCATCGTTACACTTGAATCTTTCCCTCCACTTGTGAGAATTATAGGAGAATAATCTTCATATAATTTTAAACATTCTTTTATGAGATTCTTGGATTCAACCGTAATTTCCTTTATATGCTCTTTATTTCTGTCTATTGTTTCTTGCCACGATTCAATTTCAACATCTTCTATATTAGAATATCCATTAGGAACTTTATAAGACATTGATAAATCATTTTCAATTTTTAATCTATATAACTTGTGAATATTTCCTTGTTTATCAAATGCTTTGATGATTTGATTATCTAGCCAGAAATATCCTTCATTTAATTTTAAACCTATTTTATCTTCTAAAAATTTACAATATTCTTTAAATATTGGATTCAATCGTAATCTTTCCTTTAACTTTGGATTTTACCAATCCGTTAAAGGAGTCTATCTTTTACTTAGAAACCAATTATCTTAGGTCAAGGTGAAAGATTTTACGTTTTAACCATTATTAAATTGTCACTATGTTTCGTGGGTAATACACGACATCTCGCTATACAACCCTGATTACAGGGATTTTGATACGATTGAAAGACATACCATTATTCAAGAGGTATATAAATCTTACCCATAAATTCAGCTTCAAGAATTTCTACGTTTGATAACTTTCATTCATGTGCTCTATATAGTTCATAAATTCATTATCAACCATATCCCATGCACTTTCTTCTAAAAATAAATACTTTGTAGCAGTTTTAGGATTTCCACGAGCAGTATTATATTTATATTCCACTTTCCATACTGGAATAGGAATATCTTCATCTATAATCTGTTTTGGATGACATAGTTTTAATTCTTCCATAATAGAATCATCAACTGTACAAACAGATTGTAGTTCTGATATTTTCAAATTCTCATCTCCTTTCCTAATTAATACCAATGAAATGCATATTTCTTATTTCGGTCATATAAAGGCTCTGTGACGCTCTCTGTGGCTCATATAAGCGTTTTAAAGCCATTTATGTGTATTTCCTTGCCTTTGCATTTTAAGCCACTAAAATAAGCACTCATCAATCATATTTCTACAACTGATAAGTGCTTATTTAGATGTCCTAATATTCTATTTTTCATACCGATGCTCTCTGTTCATTTGTCCTAAAAATGGGCTAAAATCCAATGTCATATTGCTTAAATCCTAGTAAATAAAGCACTTTTCACAAGAAGTTAGTGTACTGCCGTGACAGATGAATAGCACTTTTATCATTGTTTTGTTTCTCCTTGTTTTGTTTCTCCTTGTTTTGCCCCGGAATGCCCTGTTTTGCAAGGTTTTCTGGGATTCGTGTAGTTTACTCTGAAATTACAGATTGTGGCAAATCAGAGCAAGATTGAGCAAGTTATTACTACCTGTTAGTAGTAAAAGGGAACTTCTTACTACTAAGGATTTTCTCCTTATTTCGCCTCCGCAGATTTAAGTTTTACAAATTTAACTCTCCCACTACCAGTCTGTTCAATTACAAAGTCTTTACCAAACAGTTCTATCAATGAAATAACCAACTGTTCATACGCATACTGGCTATGATAGAAAATAGTAATTTCTGAAACATATTTTTCAAGAAAGAAATCCTTCAATATTTCTTTATCTGTCATTCCCAAAGAATGTCCCATAATATATACTTTAATCGGAGTATCTTCCAAAGTGGTAAATTCTTTTGGAATCCATGTTTTATAATATGCTCCTGTTTTCTTTTGGATTCGTTGGAAATATTTCTGAAAATAAACATAATCTAAATTATTGAATGCATTATCGCTTACGCCTAATACAATATCATCGTTTGCTAAGGAACCATGCACTTGATGATTTGAATTTGCGCTACCATAAACACTTTTATATGTATATGTGTAATTAAAATTAAGCAAATTTATATTTTTCAATTCTTTAATTTGTTGTGAAAAACAAGATACCTTTATATTACCAACAAATTCTCTCATATAAATTGTTAATGCTCTTATCAAGTCATTCAACTCAATTTTTAATTCAGCAAGTAATTGGATTTTCACATCTCCATACACAATTTTCTCTATTTGGCTTTTTGAATATAATCCCACATTTAAAGGCATCGCCTTTGAATGTGTCATCACACACTTTATCACCTTATACATTGTTGGATTAATCACCTGTGACATTACTTTTCCTTCACACTTATAAATCTCACACGTACAGAACTTCTCTACCAAAACAAGTAATTTTTCTATCTCCGCCTCAAAATCAATCCATCCCTCAGAGGAATATCCAATTTCTATAAAATATTTTATCCATACATTTCGTGAAATAATGTCCCCTAAAATTGATATACTTTCATTATCCAAACATATTGCATGATTAGCAAAATCCTCTAACGCTTCCTCTGTCAGTTTTCCATATTCGTTTACAGATACACTAAATTGTTCATGCTCTGCTTCGCTTCTCATCTTATGACTTTTCATAAGTTGTTCAGTGTACAAAGCGTAAAACTTTTCCCAATTTCTTACCAAAAACAGGAAGTCTGTATATCTTGTTGGTAGTTTATGATACAAATCGAATCCATTTCCTATAATCAATACATTATTATTCATCATAATTACCTTTCTCTTCTAATTGCTTTTCTTTATTATTGTCTTTCAGCCTTAACAAATATAGTAACGCATATGCCCGATTATACAAATATTCAATGAACTGTGAATCATTTAATGCCTCTCTCTGCTGCTTGGCTGCGTTTAAATAATCATTGTGTCTAATGTCAAAATATTCATTAGAAATCTTCATCAAATCGTCAATTTCTCGCTTAACCACCGCATATACTTTACTATTACCATCATCTTTTACAGACTTTGCCAAGGCACCATATTGCTTATCTCGATTTCCTTTCTGCGTAGAAATCATATACTGCAAGGCATCTATTATAAAATCCAATGCACTTTTCTTTTCCATCATATCATGACTATTTATCATATCCTCGGAGAATCTGATTTTTCTTTCAAACATCCTATAATTAATAATCTTATCAATTCCATATGTAGTCTTATATCCTTGTTTTAATAAAATACCATTTTGTAATCGGTAAGGGAGTTTAAATATTTTTAATCTTTCATTTACTTCTATGGTAAATGCATAGTGTGATTTTCCATCATTGATAATCCAGTACTTATATGCTAATTCAATGAAAGTTTTAATATCTTCCATGCTACCAGTGTTTTCCTTTAATGAATCTGGATAATTCACACCTCTATGGAGTCGAAATTCATAGTCATAATCAATTTCCAAAAACCACATCCCACCATCCCAATTATCCCATCGTAGGTACTGTGATTTTAGCAATTCCATACTAACCAATTCTGTTTCAAACCACAAAATGAATGATGACCAAAATCTTTTTATTTCAGCATTTTCCTCTTTTTTCTTTCCTGTATATTGGATTTCATTATTGGCTAAATACATTACTAACATTGCTCTAACCGTATTTGCATCTCTTATCTCTGTTCCAGCTCTTAGTAATATTGAATTTTGTATTTCGGGTAGTTCATTCTGCATAACATTTGATATTTCAATAATTAAATCAAATATTTCATCAGCCGTATTATCTATAACATCATAATTTTCTACTACATTATCTATTTTTTCTATGTAACTTATAATTAATTGAACCTTAATATTATTGATTTTTTCTTCCATAATTACCCTTCACTTATTGTATTGACAACTCTACATTATACACATATATTATATCGTCTTTTTCACTTCTTTTCCATAGAAAAAACGCCCCAACCTAAGCCAGAGCGTCATCCCTTTTCCATATTAAACTACCTTAAACAGCTTCTGCGACATAGGCTTCTCTTTTTTCTGTTCAACCTCTGCCTGTGCCTTCCTAAACTCTTCCATCCGCTTCAATTCTTCCTCAGCATCATCGAATCCGATATGCGTGTACACATTCATTGTGACCGATATATCCGAATGCCCCATGAGGTACTGTAACGTCTTTGGATTCATTCCCGATTTTGCCATATTTGAGCAATAGGTGTGTCGGCATACATGTGGAGTAATGTTTGGCATCTGCACCCGGTAGATATCATTGTATCTGCCTACCATATGATTGAATCGGTGCTGCCAATGCATTGCAACCAGTGGCATTCCATTATCATCATAGAATAGAAATCCGCTATATCCGTCTATGGATTTCTCCACTTTCGGAGCATTTCTGTCCTCAATGATTGCCTGAAACATCTGTACCACATCCTCTGTAATCGGCAATACTCTTGTTCCGGCATCCGTTTTTGTGGTTTCTATAATATACCGCATATCCGATGTTCTCTGCAACTGGTGGTCGATATTCACGGTTCTGTTCTCCAAATCAATATCCTTCAGCGTCAGACCACAAAACTCCGATATTCGCATTCCTGTATGAAACAGTATGTACACAACTTCATAATATTTACAGTATTAATATAATATTTTTTGCGCATTTGGTCTTGACATTTTATATAATAGATTTACACAATAATTGTGCATAATTCTATTATAAAACAAGTGGCTCATTGTGACCGGAATGGTGGCTCACAGCAAAACGGAATCGTGGCTCACTCTCACCGGACAGGTGGCTCATTATGGCACAGATTATTCATCAAAGACATATTTCAAACCTGTATTTGTATCATCATCAATCAGGTCAATCCCTTTTGCCCCTTTATTTACCCAACAGTGCATTTTTATCATTCCATATCTCTATGGAAACACAGGCTGTTGCATCCGGTCTTTGGGCATAGATTAGAATCTGGTCTTTGAATGGGTACTTGTAAAGTCCTGAAGCTGTATTCAGATACCTTCCCCAGCTTTCTTCGTTTCGTACCACATCTTTTGCTGTGGCTTCTGCCAGACCGGAAATCATATCGTATTTTTTCATGGTAAACCTCCGTTAAAATATTTTTTGTGTGATGAAATAGAAAAAGGTGGCTATGGTTCGTTCATGATCCATTGCCACCAGTGACGGTAAATGTTATTCAATTTTTGAGTTGCTCCTTTCTGATTTTTGTTGTGTTTGTGAATGAGAAAAGCACTTAAGATTTCTCCTAAGTGCTATCAGAAATACCATATATTATAAGCTATTAAATTTTAAATTATCTCTTTGACAATCGAGTAGACTAATAACTCTCACATGAAAAAACCGTATTAGTTTTGCAAACACTTTCACTTTCATTATCGTTAATGAATTTTTAAATTAAATTACACACCATCAAATCTCTTCTCTGATAAAAAAGGCTATCTGTGAACCTTGATTAACCATATACTCTAATACAGCTTGTGTTCTCTGTGCTTGAACTACCTCTATCCTAAAATCATTTCTATGAGAAACAACAAAACTTCCAACATATTCTTCTAAATAATATAACGTATTCACATAAAGTTTTGCATCGCATTCTGGATCTCTTTGAATTAAATTGTATATCCACTCAATTCCTTTCTCAAAATATGGTTCTTTACCCACCGTATTAAGTAATCTGGCTACCGAGTAAAGCACTGCCTTAAAACTTCCCGTACGCACAATAAAATCATCAAAAAATTCCATTCTTTCTTCCGAAAGCAGCATGCATCTATGAACGTTTTCGCGCCATTCAGAATTAGCAAACAAATAGCCTGTGATAACTCTATCTTTACCTATCGGACCATTATAATCAGTATAATAGTATCGATCCTTTTCATGGCTCAATTCAAGCATCCTCGGTTTCAGAGCCTCCCACACACTCCAGAATTCATCTATTTTACCATGTATTTCTTGTTCCTGAATAAGCCATTTGAGTAAATACTCTGCATTATCATTCCTAACAAAATCTACCCTCTCTAAAAATGAATTAATAAGCATAGTTCTATCTTGTTCTTCACAATACAATAATACATCAGCAAACCACACCACATAATTAAATATGTATCCATAAATATTTTCATATTTTTCCCGCATAGTATCCTTATCATCAAAAGCAAGCTGCATTGCAATGTCTTTTGTCAACTCCGCAACTAATGCTGCTTCTTTACTCTTAAATGAAATCATTAAAATGGTTGCAAACATAATAGACATGCTTAATTGTTTGAAATCTATATCATTATAGGTACTTACTTCTTTGTCTAATGCTTGCTTTATTAGTTTCTTGTTCTTTTCAAAAAAATCATTTATAGAAATGTCTCTATTTTTTTTAATCTCTTTATCATATTGTTCTGCAATCAGTGAAAAAGCATATAAGAATTGCCAGCCATATTGCTTCCCACAATCCCATATATTACTTGATACCTGATTTATTATACGACTATCATCACTCCAATCTTTAAGAATTAATTTCAATAGCAAATACATTGGATTATCTTCATTTACCAAATGACAATTATCATCAGTAATCAAAGTAAGAAGTCCCACTACAATTGCGTCTACACCATTTCCAGCTTGAACAAATTCATATCTCGATGCTTCAGTAAACATTTTTCCTAAACTAAAAATAATTTGTTTGCATAGTTCTCGTTCCTTTGGTTCTAACTCACTAACATAATCTCTAAGCAAAACCGCACTTGTATACGAAACTATCGATACATATCTATGTATAATCAACCATTTATCATCGTCATTTATTCTATCATCCGTATTCATTTTGCATAGCAGTTCCCATACCGCCCCCAATTCTTTACAAATCACATTAATATCAGAATACTTCGCATATTCCTTGAACTTTTCGTTGCGGTTAAACTTATAATCACTCCAAAACTGTAAATCTACATAGCTAAAATGAAAATCTCTGGTTTCTTGGCTTTCTTTACTCAATGCTTTCATATCCTCGGTAAACGCAGGTACTATAGTGCATATTGCACGACCTTCATCACCTACATTCACATCAGTCACTTCATTATATCGTCGTAAATCCATTCTATAGTAAGCATACTTATCAACTGTCTGCCAAGTATCCAAATCTATCGTTGCTTCATCAATCGCTGCAAAGACTTTATCTCTCTGTTTCACAAAATCTTCTTTTGATAATTCCGATTGGTCAGTTTGATATTTTAAAATTATATCCTCTAGTCTTATTTTTCTATGCGGAAGACCATTACTCTCTTTTCTCTCTTTTGTAAATAAGTCGTTTTTAAAAAGTGCAAAAGTTGCCGTGCGTTCAGAACTCAATCGGTTGGAATCTAAACGGAAAATCTCCTTAGTCTTAAGTAACTCACAAACAACATCCAGCATTTTCTCTGGATATGCTTCCACAATACTAACAACAATTGCGGTTAACATTACATTCTTTGACTTGCTTAATATATGTCTACAGTAATCCACGACAACATTAGTTGGAGATATTTTTACAATATTAAGTAACCACATCTCAAATCCCATTAAAAGGCTGACAAGAAGATTTGATCCCACATGGCTTCCCCTGTACATTTTCCATAAACGAGTTGATGCCGTCTGATTCACCAACTGCCCTCCCACACAAATAGAAATATCAAAGCATTCTCTATAGTCTATATTTAAATGTGATTTTTTATATGCTTCTCCTGTCTTATTACAAAACTCTATAATAAAATCTGTCGCCAGTTGCTGATTAGCTTGTAACAATCCGCATATTGGTGTTTTAAACGCACTCGCAGGGTAATAATCGTATGCCAAATGTTCATTAAGTCCAAAATAACCATCCATTTCAAGAGAACTATAGTATATTGACTCTCCATTAGGTCTAAGCCATATTTTTTTCATCAACTCAAGTGTCATCTTTGGCATTGCATATGGAACTTTACCGTAATGATATATGTCAGATATAGCTTTTTCTGCCAAATCAATATACATCCTTGGTGCATCAAGTTTTCTACTTGTTCTGTCAAAAGGATAAGTAATCTCATCCTCATCCTTTATTCCATTAATAACAATCTGAAATATATTGCACAACTTATCTTTTATCATCCAAGCTGAATTCAACAAAACATCTTTCAATTTTTCAATATAATCTTTCTTTATAGTATATCGAAACTCTTTACTTGCTGACATTTTTTCAAACAGATATAAAGCAATATTGCCACTTATCCTCGTATTCTCTTTTTTCTGATTTTCATAAACTTTAGTCCAAGAATCCAAAATCTCAACTACGCATGTTACTAATTCCGTGTCCCAGGTTATTTTATCTTTATTGTCATTAATAAAATTGAAAATCGACTCCCATGCATATCCTGACGGTTTAGAAAGTCTTAAAGGCAACATATTTCCCTTATTTAAAGTTCCTTCTGCATGTTCTGCAACACGACAACATGTATTAATCAAAAAGGCTGTTTTTTTTAACAAGGCATAATTATTTTCAACCATATTTAGCATAATTTTACTATAGCAATTCCTCAGTTTTTCTGTGCTAATTATAGTTAATAAGATTTCATCTTTCCATATTATATTAACATCCTCGCACTTAAGCAATTCATATATAATACTCTGATGTTCTTCTATACTTGCAAAATCTGTTAACCATCCTCGGAACAACTTTCTAATGCGTAACGTTGTCCTAAATTGTTCAAAAAATTGTTTTCCAGTAATATTATTTTTGTATTGTTCTGTAAAAATATGATTTACCACCAACTCTTCAAACACATCGTGTCCATGGTAATACGTTTTAGCATCTTCGGATTGTATTATCACACCATTCTGCTCCAATTCAAAAAGTGCCTCATAATCATCTCCGGATTTTATCATATACGAATAGCTTTCATTTTTAAGCATTTCCTTTGTTATGAATACTAAAATATCTTCCCTTCTCGTTGGTAAGTTGTTTTTACGCATTTTATTATTACGAATTATTTCATCCCATATTTTTTCTTCAAATGCCTCTCGATTCAAAGCCGATAACTCTGCATCCTCAATATTATCAAGCGTCAAATATAACCCTAGATAAAATGGTGCACAAATCATATCTATTAATTTCTTATCACTTGGCAGTACAAATCCATATGTATCAGATAATTCATAAAGCAACGCTTTACTAATGGGAGCAACATGATACGATTGTACACTTACCGCATTTAGTAACAAATTACGAAATGATTCTATATAAGCCGTTCTAATGGTAAGAATTATTTTCCAACCACCAGAAATAAACATTTGGAATAAATCCTCAAATGTTTGTTGATTTTCTAAAATAAAATACTTTTCAGCTGCATCAATATATAGAATACGATTCTCTGTCTCCTCATACACTTTTAACACTTCATCTATTACAAGTGTTCCATATGTCGTCAAGAAATTTCTCTTATCAGAAACATCCATATCAGTACATCTAAATGACAAAACAACTGTATCATTATCAATATCAACTAAACCTTTTTTTATAAGTGCGGATTTTCCTGTTCCAGCCTCACCATCTAAAACTAAAATCTGATTATCAGAATCCAAAAAAGTATCCATATCAAAATCATTATTTTCCAGAATAATGTTTTTATTTTTATAAGATACTTGTGTACCAATATGATTTAAAATATCTTCTTTATGTTTTTCAAGACTTTCACAACACTCCTGCACCGCAGAATCTACTTGAAAGAAAATATTTCTGCAAATAGTAAGTCTCTTATCTTGCATAAGCTGAGCTTCAATATTACTAAGACCTTTCCATTCAATTGTTATACCTATTGCTTTCGCAATATTTTCAATATTTGTCTGATATGCAGGTTTCACTTTATCTTTCTCTGAACTTGGTGAAAACTCGCGACTAATATAAAAATAAAGCGTCGTAATACCAGGATAGGCTCTCGAAGCACCTTCTACCGCTTTTCTTAATTCCTCCTCTTTACTCGACATAGCAACACTCTCTGCATAATATTTAGCCTGAAACCCTATAAGTTTTTTTCCTACTCGAATAGGATTTGTTTCAATATGTGGTTGATTAAAATATCTAAATATCCCATTTTTCTGTCCATATTCATTACAAAACAAATAATACGTTAGATTTTCAAATGCTCTTTGCGGATTATCGGAAAACTTATACTCAAATGCTTTCCAATTTACAGATGTCTCTGGAATCATTATCTTTCCCTCCCAATACGATGTTCTTACTGTTTCCCCCGTCAATACAAAAGCGGCTAAGTAACTCTGCAAACCTGCTTACAGAATCAACTATGCCGCACTTTATTACAAATAGCTGACATTTTTAGTTCTTATAGTTTTGCGTCACAGGTTTTCTCCTATTTTGCCTTAAAACACTTTATAAATATTGTAACTTAGCATTCAAACTAAATCAACAATATATAAGAAAATAGTTACTTGACTCAAAGATAGCTGCAAGGCACTTAATGAACCTTACAGCCACTATAAATCATCTATTTTTTCTATCCCTAAAATCCATGTTCCGCAATCCCTTTTTCAAGAAATGTATGCACCAACTCCTTCAACTCCACTCCATTCATCTCACTAACCGTAATCAACTTCATTCCATCCTCTGTTGATATCATCTGCTTTTTCTCACGCTTTACAAAACCGTCTTTGACTAGTTTTTCAATAATGTCTGCTCTGGTAGCCGGTGTACCAAGTCCTTTACGTTCCACATCATCATCCATATCTTCACTTCCGGCTCTTTCCATAGCTGATAACAAGCTATCTTCCGTAAAATGTTTTGGCGGTGTGGTGTAATGCTCACTGATTTTTGTCTGCACTCCATCAAAAGTCATGCCTTCACTAAACTCCAGCAACTTTCCTTCTTCCTGCTCTGAAGAAGCAGTTCTTTCTTCTGTAGTCTTAAAAGATTTCTTAAATGCTTCCTCAAAATCCTTCCATCCATTTTTCAAAACCGATTTACCAGAAGTGCTGAAACCATAACCTTCACAGGTAAGTTCAGCTTTCACTGTTTCATACAAATGCTTTTCCCCGGTAGCACACAATAATCTGTTAGCAACAAGGGATACGATTTTTCGCTCTGTTTCTGGAAGTGCCTTTAAATCCGCATGGGCAATCTCTACCGTAGGAATGATTGCATGATGGTCTGTCACTTACGACAATCTTAAAGTCATCATCAATTTCCGCAATATCGTCCTCGATGTCGATTAACTCCCCCATTTCCGATACTGCCTCTTCTATCTCACCTAGCCGGTATCTCCTATTCATTCATCACCGCCTCCTTATAAATGCACCTGACCATAAAACGCATGGTTCCTTTCTGGGAACAGGTAAAAAAGTTAATTCTTTTTCATCGCCCTGTGTCTTGATGCTGTTATCATACGGATTTACAACTTCTATCCCTGTGACCTCATAAATGTGCTTCTGTCCTTTTTTGTCGGTTATTATCACTTCATCGCCTATGGATATCTGACTTAGTGCAATCCGTATGCCTTGAAATTCGTGGTTGAGAATGTGGAACCGAGATAAATTCCATGCCCCCACGATACCCCGATTGTGGTATTGTCCTTTGTAGGCTTCCCATCCTTGGGATAACGCTTATACTCTGTCGCACCAAGGGCGATTGAAAGAGAACCTGACTTCATATCCATCACCACAAGATTCCTTGATGATAATGCTTCAAGCACCATATAATCATGGTCATTGAAGTTATGAAATGTCTGCCCTCTTTCAAATGAGCGGTTCTCCATTTTATAATGCAGGTTAAAATCATCCACCCAGCCCTTATCGGTCATTCCAATCTCCTTAAGCTTTGCAACACATTCAGAAGAACTGGCTTCTTTATCAAACCGAAATTCTTTGGAATCGTTATAAACCCCCTGAAGAAAATGTCCCAGCTGAATATCATCCAGACAGAATCTCGCAAATACAGTTACATTTGCTGCCCTGCAATACTCTGTGAAGTTATCTGCTTCACCAAGTGTCCTTACAAGCTGCAACAAATTGTCTGCAAACTCTAACATATCTTCAACCGCTATAAAACTCTTATAATCATCCAGCGTCATCAGCATATTTGTCTCTGTTGACTTTTAATAGTTAGTCTTTCTACGTCTATTGCCCAAAGTGTAAAAAAACAGCCGCTAAGGTATTTAACCCCTAACGGCTTCTTAACTTATTATTTTATAAATTTCTCTTAATCCTCAATCTGT